TGAACGGCTCATATTATCGGGCGCGAAAGACGCAAAATCCAGCGCGGGCGGTTGTGCAATAATTGGGCACAAAATGAAAGCCCCGCGCGGACGGTTCCGGGCGGGGCGTGCAATGCGTGGACGCTGGCGGCTCGTCAGTTCGTGAGCGTCGCCTTTTTGCTCCCGCGTCGGAGACGAAAAAAAACGGCCTCCTTTCGGAGGTCGTTTCTGCCGGACTGTCCCCTTGGCGTCGGGTGGAAACGCAGGAAGGAGAACGGAAGCGGTCACGGTACCCGCCGAAGCGGAGCCGCTATGGGCTTTGGTTCATACCTGCGGTGACGGGAAGAATTGTAGCAAATGCCGAGACCGCGCACAAGGGGTCAAATTCGGCCCGTGTCGCTTTCCGATCACCGTGCTGTCAGTTGCCAGTCCATGTATTCCGGCTTCGCCACGGGCCTTGATCTTGCGCGTTCTCGCGCTCGCACTCCGCCTTGACCTTCGCGCATTCCTTTGCGACGTATGCCATGTGCGCAATCTCTTCGCGCTCTTGAGCCGCCTCGATGCGGTCGGCGAACCCTTGAAGGCAACTCATCAATTCGGTGTTGAGCCGAGCATTCGACCGGCTCATTTTATAATAATCAGAGCGCATCTCGCGCACGATGTCATTGATTGTCTCGCTCATTTCGCGTTCCTTTCGCCAAACTTCGCATTCAGAATAGACAGGATGTGCCCTGTCGCAACGCCGCCGTTGTACGAACACACGAAATTCTGCCGACCGTACTTCCCGTCCACGTCTTCGTCGAACTTCAGGTAGCGGTCGACAATAGGCGAAACGAACGCAACCGGCGCACAGGTTGCACAGCCGAGTTCGCGGCAAACGCGGTTGAACGCCTTCACGACAACGCCATGCGTCGTCTCGATGCAGACCGGCTTGTGCTGCCCGTAAGACGCATACGCCTTGTACGCTTCCGCATCCGCGTCTTTGTAGCACGAATAGTCCATCACGTTCACGACGCCGACGCTGACGAAATCGTCTCCAGCCGTGCAACCAAGATTGGCAGACGCATTTCGGTACGGCCACTTGAACGCCATATCGGTTTTGTTGAGCGCGGCATACAGTCCATCGCAAATCTCTTTCTCATTGAACAGTTCGCTATCTTCTTCCGGGCCTCCGTCAAGCTCCAAATCGCTTTTGGTGGTCGGATCGCACAGCCGCTGGTCATACGAAATGAACCGATTGCCGACATACACGCAGCCGTTGCGGGATTCCTCACCGCCTTTGCCCTGAACATCCGGCGTGGACTCCGCCGTGCTGACGCTCAACACCGCCTCAACGTCTCCAATGCGGAACTCGTTGCTCCTAAACAGCTTCTTCAGCAATCCGTACTTCACATGGGAATTGGACGAATTTTCCTTCTCGTCGAACAAATGCTCGATGCAGTACACGTCCGCCAGCACGTTCTTGATCCGACACTCCGCGTCCCTGCCGTTCGTCCCGGAAGACACGGGGATGACTTCCCGCAATCCCTCGATGAATCCACGGTACTCGAAGTCCTTGTTCACCAACACAATCGTTCGTTTCATGCGTTCCTCCACCCTTTCGTCAGTGCTTCGTCGCGACGGCGCTGCACCGCGCGCAAATCCAGCAATGCTCGTTGTAGTCCACCCAGTCGTGGCCAAAGATAATGCACAAAATGCCTTTCAACGCTTTCTTCATTTCGACACCCCTTTCTCATAGTCGGGAATCCAGCTGTCGCATCCGTCGCTGTGACCGCAGTCGCCGATCATCTCGCGCGGCGGCGGTTCCAACGTCCCTGCGCGGCACTTCGCCGCGTTACGGCAGTGCTGGCACTCTTCGCTTCTGCTTATGCTCATGATCATGTCACTTGTTCCTTTCGTTTCCTGTGTCGATTCCGATGTTGCGTCCGTCTGCGTCTTTCATGCCGTCGAACCAGTCAGGGCCGTCCGCGATTCCGCGCACGCCGTCCGCGTAGATCGGCATCTCGCGTTTTGCGTGACCTTCCAGCGTCTCGCGGAATGCCGAGAAATCTCCGCACGAGAGGTTCGTGTACCAGTAGCACCTGCGCTCCGGCGACCCGAAAACGGCGACGGGCGACAGGCGCTGGAATGTGTCGTATCTTGCTTCTCCGTCCTGACAGATCCTACGCCTCAATTCTTCGACGGCCTCGAATGCGTAGCCGTAGAATTCGACTCCCGCGTCGCTTTCGATCTCGCGCTTGATTTCCGTCGTCGTGGCCCGGTTGGCGCATTCCGCCATCCGCGTTTCGGCGAGGCACATCATGCCTCCGGCGTTCTGCGCGAAGCAGTAGAATTTTCCGCTTGCGATCATTATTCCATCTCCTTTCACGTCAGCTTGCCGCGCGGACACCCGCGCGTTCCCAAAAAAAAGAACGTAGTCCGGGTCTCGCGTATCGCGCGGCTGTTCGGCCATCGCCTGCCGCTCCGCGTCGTATGCGCGCGGATCGTCCGGCTTGTCCTCGATGTATTCGTAGCTCATTTGCGTTCTCCTTTCGTTTCGGCGTGCGCGCGGACACCCGCGCGCGGCCCCGAAAAACGCGCCACGGTCATGGCGCGCTTCCGGGTACGCGGAAATCTTCAGCCGTTCTGCACGATTGCGCAGTTCGCCGCATCGTATGTCCACTCGCATCCGAATCGAGAGCCGATCTCCTGTGCGATTTCGCCAAGCACGCCGTCGAGTTCGCCGTGCAGATTGTCAAATCTTCCGATTCCGCACTCCATCCAAGATGCGTCGACGCTGAAGCTCGCGGCCAAGTCGAGCGCGTCGGGATCGTCAGTCCAGCAAGTTGCCGTCAGTTCGCTTCCGTCATCCAGCTTGCGGTAGATGATGATTTCGTCGCCGTTGTTCGATTCGATGATTTCGCGGTATGTCATGCTCATGTCCGTTCTCCTTTTTTTGTTTTTCGGCTTGGCGGCTTCCAATCCGCTTTTGCCTCTGCCGCGAACTATACCACACGCGCGGCCACCCGCGCAAGTCCTTTTTTTTACTTTTTTTACCGACTATTTCATTCGTGCGAACGCCTCGAGAACCGTGTCGCTTTCGAGGTGGTCGTAGTGTTCCGTCATGGCCAGCGACGAGTGCCCGACGACGGCTTGGACGACGTGCGGCGGCACGCCTGCCGCAATCGCCCGGCTCACGAACGAGTGCCGGAGCGAATGATAGCCGCAGACGGGAACCATGCGTCCCGTCTTCGACTTCGCGCTCGTTTCGATGCCTGCCGCCTCCATCGCGCGCTTGACTCGGATGCTGGTTCTGTCGCGGCCCTTGGCGTACTCCGCCGCGAGCTTCGGCATCACGAACGGAGAGTCCGAGCGCCTGCCGCCTCCGAGCGCGTCGGCGAGTTGCGGGTGGATCGGTATGCCGACGGGCTTTCCCGTCTTTCGCGTCTTCACGAAGATTGCCCCGTCCCGGACGCTTTCCCATCGGAGGTTCACCGCGTCGCCGAGGCGCAGTCCCGTGAAAAGCCCGACCGCCACGAGGACGCGCAGTTCGCCGTCCGTCTCGTCGAGCAGTTTGTCCGTCTCGGCTTCCGTCAGCGGTCGGCGCGACGCCGTCGCGGCTCCGCGTTTGCGGACGATTCCCTCCCACGGGTTGTGGCCTTCCACGACCGTCCGCCACACCAAGTCGAGGCAGTTGATGATTTTGTTGTATGTTCCGGCGGCGAACGATCCCGAAATTTTCCGAGCGAACACCTCCGCCGTCCCGTCCCGTATTTCGTTGACGGGCGTCGTCCCGCCGATCTTGTCCGCGAGCAATTCCAAGAATCCGGCGTACCGCTTGAGTTGCCCGGCGGAGCAGTCCGGCCTTCTCGGCGACCCGCTGAACGACGCGTACAGTTCCGACACAGACTGAGCTTCCCGCACGCGGCGTATCGCCGCCTCGAGGCGCTCTCGCTTTTTCTGCAGTTGCCGCTCCACCAGTTCGAGACCCTGCTCGTCACGGCGCAGGCGGAGCGGTTCCGTGCGATCCATGAGGAAGTCCCGAGCCCGCGTTTCCGCGTCTTCGTCTTCCGCCCGGATGCCCGTCGATTCCGCGTGCGTGATTCCGTTGTGCGTCCACCGCGCGTACCAAACGCCGCGCTTTAGGTAGAGCGAGCCAGTACCTTTGGCGCGCCTCGGTTTCGGTTTCGGCTTCGGCTTCGCCGTTCCGCCACCCGCCTCGACGCCACCAGCCGACGGATTTCCGTCCGTGGCGTCTGTTTCCGTCACGGGAGCAGTCCCGTCGGTCGTGCGTCCTACGATCCCGCCGTCGCGCGAGACACGTTTCGCCTTCGCCATTGTGCGTCCCCCTATTTCGTTGTGCTACATTGTGCAATCAGTCGCAAAGGGTAGCACGTTTCGGCGTTGCGCACAAGGGATAGCGTGACCATAGTGCTACCCGTTCCGAATGCGTCCGCGCGTTTAGCGCCCTGCTGGAGAGGTCGAAGTCAGTTTTTGTGCAACGGCTTTTGATGCCGTTAGAGGTGGTTCGACTCCACCCCGGGCAACCACCCGAGAAACCCCGAAAATCAGCGCCGTGCCGCGCTGGAGCGCTCCGCGCCCGTTCGTGCGTCTTCCGTCCGTTGTGCGCAGTTGTGCGCGTTTATGCCACGTTGTGGCGCGGATAGTGCTACCATAGTGCTACCCGTTCGTGATCGCCAAGCCGACGTTTCGTCGTCTTGAAAAAAAGCCCCCTCCCTTTTAGCCCTGCGCGGTGACCGCCGCGCAAACGTTACGGGCTTTGGGAGGGGGCCTGGGCGTCTCGCCGTTCAAGGGGAACGCTTTTCGCCGACGAAGACGGACGCCCAAATTGTCGAGGTCTTTTGCGCCGTCACCCTTCCGCGCACTTCATGGCGCAGTAGGCGTTTTGGACGAGCGTCTTGAGTATCGTGGTTGCCGCCCTCTCGCCGGACGCGAGGCCCTTTCCCTTGAGGATTTCCACCGCCGCGTCGAGCGCCTCGTTGTTTTTGAGTCCCTGCTCGGATGCGGAGTAGATGGCTCTCTTGGCCGCGTCTTGCGCTTCGGCGTCGTTTAGGAGAGCCACCACTTCCTCCTTGACGAGTGGCATGGCGACCGTGTAGAGCGCCTTGATGGCCGCGCCGAACAGTTCCTTGATCCAATTCCACATGGTCGCGCCCCTTTCCGTCACTTGGCCTTTTTCCACGCTTCGACGGCCTCTTCGACCTTGTCGACGACCGCGTCCAGCTCTTCCGGCGTCACGTTGGCGTCTTTGAGCGCCTCGGCCAGTTCGCGGATTGCGTTGATCGTCGCCGTGAATGCGGCGCGCTTTTCTTCGCTCATCCATTTTTCGTGCCGCCCGAACACGCCGTCGAGGAAGGAGGCGAAAGCGGCGACGTCTTCCGCGTACGCGGCGAACTCTTCCTTGTCTTTGATGCGCGCGAGCACCTGCTCGTTGAACAGTTCGAGGAGGTATTCGACGACCCCCGCCACGCCGCCCGTGCACGCCTTGAGGACGAGCTTGATCTTGCTGATTTCCATGTTTCCGCCTGCCTTTCCTTTTCGTGTCTGTATTCGTTTTGTACCGTTTTGGCCGCGCGAGTCCAATCCCGCGCAAGTCGCCCGAATCCGTCACGCCTTCGCGCCGCCGTCAGCATCATCGCCCGGTTCAACGCCCATCAGCCGCGCGTTCGACTTGATGCGCTCGTCTCCCGGAGCGAGCTTCATCGCTTCCTTGACGGCCTCGCGCGCCTCCGCCTTCCGACCCGTGTACCAAAGTCCGAGCGCGAGCAAGTCCCAAGGTCTCGCACCCCACGCCTCCGCCTTCGTCGTGTAGTTCATGTCGCGCGTTGTCACGGCGACCGCGAACGCCCCGGCCTCCACGACCGTCTGCCAGTCCGGGAGAGGCCTTCCGTTCGGGGACGTGTTCGTGTACGCCGCCCATTGCAGTTCCACCGCCGCCTCGCGCTGGTTCGGCGCTTCCGCCATCGCCGCCTTCCACCACGCGTACGCCGTTTTCCTGTCGCCGAGCTTCACGTGGCAGTTTGCGATGAACCGCATAGAAGCCGCGCGCTCGGCGCGCCACGTCGCCGTAGGCATGGCGAGGTGCTTCTCGAGCGCCTCGATGGCCTCGCGCCAACGTCCACGGAACATCAGTTCGCGCCCGTAGTAGTGCGCGTTTCGGTCGTCCTGCGGGCATTCCTCCACCGACGCCTTCAAGAGGTCGAGGTACTGCGCACGGCTCTTCGCGTGGTCGGCGTGGTGCTCGAGACGCATCCCCGGAACGCGGACGATTTCCTGTTTCGCCGGGCCGTAGTCGAGGATTTCGTGGACGGGGTGCGTCCACCGCGCTCCGCACCGCGCGGCGTGGACTTTGTGGTACATGAATTTCGTGCCGTCCGTGCCGTCGTGGTTGAAATTCCACACGTATTCGTATTCGCCCGTGGTCGGCGCGTGACCGTTCTCGCGCGTCCACGCCGTCCACGCGGCCTCGAGCTTCGCGCGCCATCCGGCCACGAGCACCTCGTCGAGGTCGGTGCAGACGAGGACGTCCGCGTCCGGGAATGCCGCGAGCGCGTGGTCTATCGACCTGTTTCGTGCGACGTCGAAGCGCCACGGGTTCGTTTCCTCGCGCACGACGACGGCTCCCCTCGCGCGGAGCTTCTCCGCCGTATCGTCCGACGATCCCGTGTCGACCACGGCCACGCCGTCCGCTTCGCGCATCGAATCCATCCATCTGTCGACGAACTTGGCTTCGTCCTTTGCGATGGCGTACACGACGATCTTGAGCACGCCCGTCCGCGACGTCTTCGCTTCGACCGCCTTCGTCGGCTCCGCATTCGCGTCATCCGATCCGCCGACGGACGCCGTCTTCTCCACGGGCGCTTCCGCTTCCGCGTGGAAATCCTCGCCGTTGGCTGGCACGCCTTCCGTCTTTTGTTCCGGCGCGCCGTCGTGTCGCGCCTCTTCGTTGATCGTGGCCGCCGTCGCGCGCGCCGCCGATTTCTTTATTTTCTTGGCCATGTTGCGTTCTCCTTGCGCATTCGCCGCGATGGTAAAAACTTGGAAAAACGAGCCGACGCCCTTCACCTTCGACAAGCCGCTCACGTGGTCTGCTCGCCCCGACGGCCCGGAAGAATGCGATTCCATGCGCGTGCGGGACTACGTCGTCATGCTCTACGGAATGTCGGACGGCCTTCGCGAGCTTGGCCTTGATTTGGTTTTCGACGAGGCGTTCCGCGTTCGGCTCGTCGGCGTCCGCGATGAATGGCGCGCCGAGTTCGAGTGAGCCGTCCGTGCGGTTCGCAATGCTTGGAAAAAGAAGAGACCGCGCCGCGTTGGCGTGGTCTCTTCTTTCGTGTCGCGTCAGTCCCTGTTTTTACAACAGTCCATATTCCGGGGGTTCCGTCATTGTATTTGATTTTGTCGCCAACCTTGAACTTTGCCATTTTCTTTTCCTCCCGATATTGCCTTTTACGTCAAAAGGCCACCGTCGGCAGTCGCCTGTCTTCGGTGGCCTTGCGCTTCATGCGCTCACGCTTTCGGCGTCAGCGCATTCTCCGCTCCGCTTACACGGAAGGCCCGACCGGGGTCGTGGCCTCGCTCACCAAGCGGACGATCTTCGTCGGCTGGAGGAGCTTGGAGCCGAACAGCGCTTCCGCCGTGAGGTCGGAGCAGTCCGTGCGCCAGTCGCCGCCACGGCGGAACTGGATCACGAGGCCGGACGCGTCGTCCGTCACCGTGCCGACTTCCGCGTATTCCTGCGGGTTGAGCACGGGGATCGTGCGGCCCGCGATGCCGAGCGCGTTCACCGGGACGAGGGCGCCGAACAGATGCTCGGCGCTGTCGGCGGGGAGCATATCGTTTTTGATGACCGCGCGGAAACCGTACAGTCCGGGGATGCGGCCCTCGGCAATCGCGGAGCGGTCGCCGTAGACGTTGGCGTCCAGCGAAGCGAGGAGCTGACCGAACTTCTTGCCGTTGAGCATCACCACCGTGTCGGCGGGATCGATGTCGGCCTTCGAGCAGGCGTCGTAGAATTCCTCGGCCACCACGGACTTCGTGATCGCGTTGGCGTACACCTTCTCGTTCCACGCGCCGAAGTTGAGGAGCGTGCCCGTGATCGTGCCGTCTTCGGCGACCTTCTTGTCCTGCCCGGAGGTCGGGATGTTGGTCTTGTTGATGATCGCGCACGCGCGCTTCAGCAAGCCACGGCTCACCGAGCGGCCCATCGCGTCGCCCGCGTTCTGCCAGCGGTTCGACCCGATGTTGAGGTAGTCGTCCGGCGTGAACTCGAACGTCTTCTTGATGTGCGTGCCGAACTTCACTTCGACGAAGCTGGAGGACGCGCTCGCGTGGCCGTAGTTGTTGGTCTCGCGGTTGAAGTCCTCGGCTTCGCCGTCGTCGAAGAACTGGACGAGCATCGTCGAGCCCGCCTGCACGGCGTCCGGTGTGAAGTCGGTGGTGAAGTCGCGGAGACGCGCGATGGTGTCGTGCGCGACCATGATGGCGCGGTTAGCCATGAACCGCACGGCGGGGTCTTTGATCGAAGAAGCCATTGTCTTGATTCCTTTCGTGTTTCAGTTGATTGACGTTGATCGGGTGCTTACTTGCAGGCGTGCGCGACGAGGTACGCGTTTTCCTTGGCGGGGTCGCCGCCGCAGGCCGCGAGGCCGTCTTCCATCGCCTTGGCCGCGTTCGCCACGACGGGCTTGCGGGCGGCGTTCGCGTTCACGACGCGGCGCACGGCCACGGGGGCCTCGGCGGGCTTTGCGTTCTTGACGATGCGTGCCGCGAGCTTGCGGGCGTTGGCCACGCAGGACTGCGCCGCGACGGGGTCGTCGAGGTACTGCTGTTTCAGTTCCTCTTTTTCCTCTTCGCATTCGCACACGTCCTCGTTCTCGGCGACGAATTTCTCCGCCTCCGCGTTCGCGGCCTCCTGCTGGAGTCCGGCGAGGGCCTCGCCGTCGTTTTTGCACTTCTCGATGACGGCGTTGATGCATTCCACGGCGTTCTCCGCCGTCGCGTCCGGCTCGAGGCCGAGCGCCTCGTTCACCGCTTCGACGCCTTTGGCGCGGGCGAGAAGGGCGTCGATTGCCGCTTCCACGTCAGCGTCGGTGGCTTCCGGCGGGAGACCGAGCTTTTCACGGATGTCCATTGTTGGATTTCCTTTGTTGGGGTTGTCGTTTTCGTTGGTGACGCCGTCCGCCTCCGCGCAGGGGGCTTCGGGCACTTCTCCGGCAACGCCGACGCCTTCGATTCGAGCGGGTGCGCTGGGGTGGCTGGTCGTCACGCCTTCGCCTTCGGCCACGGAGGCCGCTCCGGCTTCGCCGTTTTTCACGGCTTTCCCGGCGGCGTAGGTTCCCGACGCACCCGTTTTAACCGCTCTCATGTTGAGCATGGGGGCCACTGGAAGATTGGGGCGGTTCGTCATGCCGACCGAGACGAGCTTCTGCGGCCTCCCGGCGTCGTCCAAAGTCCACGCCGGGCTGATGAACCTGTAGCGCTTCTGCGTCACCGCGTCTGCGCCCTTGTCCGTGAAGTTGAAAACGCCGACGAGGCCGCGATCCGGGTCTTTGAACACCCGCGTCACCCACGCCATCGCCTCGGTAGATCCTCCGTCTTCGCTCGAGTGGTCTGCGTCGACCAGCACGTCGCCGTCGAAATTCTTGACGAGGTTGTCCACCGCCTCTTCGTCGACGATCTGCGTCACGTCCTTGCCTTCGACCACTTGGCCGAAATGGCCGAGCGGCGAGAGCTGGACTTCGATTTCGTCGCCGCTCTTCACCTCGTCGGGCAGTTTGATTGGATTTGGCATCTGCGTTTCTCCTTTCGTCTCTCTTGCAATCGCCGCGAAGGTCAAACGCGCGCGTTCGGCACGGCCTTGTTCGCGGCTGGTTCGTCGCCGAGCGGCTCTTTCTTGATCTGCGCATCGAACGCCGCCTTCATCTGCCCGGCGATCACCTCGCGCATCGCGGGGTCGTCCGGCACGAGGCGGTCTATCTCGTTTACGAGCTTCGCCGCCGCCGCAGGACGTTCGTCTTCCGGGAGTGCCAGCACCTCGGCGAGGCGTTTGGCTACTTCCGAGAAATCGTCCTGCAGGGCTTCGACGAGCGCGTCCCCTGCGCTCTTTCGGGACGCAGTCTTCCCGGCCACGGTCTTTCCAGCGTCGCCGTCTTCGGGAGCGCCGGGTGTAGGAACGGGATTCAGCTCCGCGTCCGCCGACTTTTCAGCATCCGACGGGCCGTTTTCCGCCCCGTTGTCCGCGTCCGCAGGCAACGGTTCGTCTGCGGTGGCCGACGTTTCGCCGTTTTCCGCCAAATTTCGCGCCGTGGCGCGTTCCGCGTTTCCGCACGCGCCGTCTTCAGCGTTTTCCACGGGCGCGTCCACGGGCCGTTTTTCGCTCGTTTCCGCGTTGGCCGATTCCAACGCTTCGGAGACCGCCTTTTCGTCGGGAGCGTCCGTCCCGGCGGATCCGTCGATTCCGGCTGTTTCAGCCGACGCGGATTCTACGACGTCTCCCGGTTCGGGATCGTGTCGGGCTTCCGTCGCGGGCGCGCCGCCGCCGTTGAAACCTCCGCCGCCACCGAACCCTCCGTCGCCTTCCGGCTTGACGCGGATCGTGTAGCCCGTGCGCTGGGAAAGTTCCTCCGCGTCCATCGTGAATCCGGCGCTCGAGGCGAGCCCGGCCAATTCCAGCACGTCCTTGGCGTTCGGCTTCGGTTCCGTTTCCATTTGGAATTCGGCCATGATCGGCTTTCCCTTGAACGCGCGCTTGAGGACGACTTCGCAGAACTGCTTGTTTATGGCGTTCGCCGTCACCCGCGCGTCCGCACGGACGATTTCGCGCCACACGTCCATTTGCGCGCCGCCCGCCAAAGTTCCCGAACCGCTTTCCGCGAGCGACGTCAAAGTGCCGCCCGTCGCCATGAGGACGATGAGCTTCTGCTGGTGTTCGATGAATTCCGTGAACGGGTTCGTCCCACGGCTTTCGCTCGCGTAGTTGATTTCGCTACCGTTCGGCACGACGCCGGAGCGCCCCTCGAACACCGCCTCCGCCGCTTTCATGTACTTGTCGACTTGGTCGTCGCTCGTCAGCTCCGGCATCGTGATGATCACGGGCGGCAGGCCGTAGCTCTCGAGGAATCGGCCCCAGTCGCGTTCGCCGAGCGCCATGCGGAGGTAGATTTTCATCGCGGGCCAGTCGATGCACCGCTTTTTCACGACCGTGACGAGTTCGCTCGACGGGATCGCCTCGAGTTGCGGATTGTTGCTCGGCGTCACGCCGTGGAGGACGCACCACGGGGCCGCGTCCGGGTTCCAAAGCCAAACCTGCCGCATCGGGTCGAAGCAGACGTTCCAAGAATCCAAGAGGTCGAAGTGCTTGACCGTTCCGTCGATCTCGCGCACCGGGTTCACGTGGCTGTAGCCGCGAAACGCCGCGAGCGCCAAATGCTCGAGCGTTTCCGGGAGGTTGTCGATTCCGGCGACCGCCGACTCGAGGCACGCGATCTGCTCTTGCACGAGCACCTTGTCCGCGTCAGCCGGAGCCGCCGCCTTCACGGCCCCGTCGCCGAACGTGCGGAACCGACGCTGGTCGCTTTCCACGACCTTCCAGTCGAGTTCGGAGAGCGCCGCGCTCCGGCGGGAATTGCAGACGAGCAGTGTCGGGTCGTTTTGCTCGACCTCGTTGTAGAGGTACTGCAGGAGCGTCATGTTGCCCGTGCGCGCGAGGTCGTGAACCATTTCGACGTACCGAGCGTCGATGTTCCACAGCGGGTTGATCGTTTCCTGCTTGCGCCCGTTCTCGCTTTTGCGGAAACGCCGCGACACGAAGGACACCACCTTGTCGAGGAAGGCGGACTTCGAGTCGCCACGCTGTGTGTTTTTCATCTGCATTGCGTTGTATCTCCGCAATCGCCGAAACGGTCAAACGGAGCCGATTACTTCATCGACAACATGGCGCGCTTGAGGTGTCCCATCGCATCAAACAGTCCCTGCGACTTTTCTTCGTCGTATGCGATGATGAACGCCGCCTTTTCAATCAAATTCACAGCGCTCTTGCAATTGTCGTATGCCTGTTTCATTTTTCGTGCGTTTTCATCCGCGTTCTCGGCCACGTCGTCTCCGCAGGCGTTTCAGGCCTCGCGTTCCTCGAGCGCGTTGGCCACGATGGGGTTTTTGCTTGTCATGTCTGTTTCCTCCGTTTGGGTGAATGTTTGCAGTCAAAATTCTCCGCGTTAGTCATTCCGTCCGCGTCCGCTTTCGCCACCGCAGGATCGACGCCGCCGAGAGGGTAGCACGCGTGTCGTTTCATCCATGCGCGCACCTCGCCCTGCGTCGGCGCTCTGCGCGGACATGGCGTCATTCTTTTCCGCCTGCGTTCGCCGCGCGCTCTTGCATCGCCGCGTTCACGACCGGGTTGCTGGAAAAATGGCACGCGTTTGTGGAGGCGATGTCGATTGTCGTCTTGAACACGATCTTGCCGCCAGACGCCTGCATCGTTTTGATTTTCCCGACTTGTTTCGTCGCCCGTGAAATCGAGTCGACCAATTTCACGACAGCCGCGCGCACGACGGACACGAACTTCGCGTTCTCTTCCAGCCCGTTCTGGACTTCCACCGTGTATTCCGATCCGTTGATTTTGACGCGGCAATCCTCCCACGTCGTGCGCTTGATTTCGTCGTGGAGCCATTTCTCCGCCACCTTCGGGTTCCCGTTGCAGGCGACGCATTCTGCGTCCGTCTCCGCGTTGAAAGGAAGCACGACGTCGCCTTCCGCGTTCTCCGCAGTCGACGAGTTGATCGCGTGCTTGCGGTTGAATTCACGAATCGCGCGAAGGTTCATCACGCCTTTCTGCGTCCACTTGATCGGCATATAGTTGTTTGTAGGGAAGCAGTCCTCGACCTCGTATGCCGCGTCGAGCTGACGGTCTGCCGTCTTCTTGTCGATCTTTCCGGCGCGCTCGAGCTTCACGACGTAGTCCGTGAATTTATCGAGTTCTCGCTGGATCAAGAACGCGTCGTTGTGCGTTCCGTTCGCCGCCGTCGGCTCTCCCTGCTCCGCGTTCACGACGACGTGATCCAGCCGGAACGACCTCGATATCATGGACGGCTCGTCGGCTTCTCCAGCGTCGGCCATTGTCGCCTCTTCCGAGATTGTATCGTCAGCCGCGCCGTCCGGCTCCAAGTCCGCGAACGCAACGAGCGCGGCGCTCGTCCCGTCTTCGCCTTCCGCACGGACGAACGCGCTCATCCCCTTCGTGGCGCAGACGACGCCGCTCTTGCCAGCGCCTTCGCCCGCCTTGATTTTCACCTTGTCGCCGATTGTGTATGTCGCCATTACTTTTTCCTCCTGCGCTTGCCGTCGCGGTCAAACGCGAGCGCCAGTCCCGTTTCGGTTGCCCCGTTCCGCGCGAAGGTTGCCGCACAAGTCAATTCCACCCGCGCGAGAACGCCTTTGGCATCGGCACGACCTTTTTCACCTGCTCTCGCTTGATCCACGCCTCGGCCCCGTAGCGCGCGCCGTCGATGGTGTCGTCGTTTACCTTCGGATAGCCCTCTTTCACGTCGCCGTTGGCGTAGCGGTCGCTCTCGTATTTCGTGAATTCGTTTAGCGTGTATGGGCAACGCTTCGGGTGTATCACGATGCGTCTGCGCGTCTGCATCCAGCGCAGGCCCTCTTCGCGCCACCCGTTCGGGGACTTCCAGCACGGGCGCGTCCGCGCGAGTCCGTTCCTCTGCATCTCGGCGATGGCGAGATCTCCCGCGCGGTCTGCTATCACGTCCTTTTCGCCGAGCCCGCGCTTCACGGCCCATGCGATGATTTCGTCGAGGCGCGGCCCGAAATGGATCAGCTCGTCGAAGATGTACAGCGTCTGCGTCTTGGCGTCGTAAAGTTCGCCGATGGTTGTCGACGGGTGGTTCGTGAAGCCGAAGTCCTGCCCCCACGATTCCTCGACCGCGCCGGATGCGCGCAGGGCGTCGGGGTCGAATTCCTCGGCCACGACGTTGTCGAAAATTTCGCCGCCCGTTCCCGTCGCGACGCCCATCAGTTCCCACTCGTATCGCTTCGGGTCGGCCTTTTTGAGGTCTGCGGCGTCGTCGATGAACGTCTGCCCGATCCAGTCCGCGTGCCCGCCGCGCAGGACGTCGAGGTAGCTTGTGCGGTAAACGACGCGCCCGCGCTTCGGGCGCATGGCCTCCGCGTTCACCCAGTTGCTCTTGCTCTTCGGCGGGTTGAATGTGTAGATGCTCTGCCCGACCGGGCCTCCGCGAATCACCGACTTGCGCACGCTCTCGAGTTCGTCTTTGCTGAACTGGTTGAGCTCTTCCATCCAAAGGAGGCCGTAGTATCCGTGCTGTGGCTTTTCGGACTTGACCTTCTCCGGGTCGTCGAGACCGTGGAACACGATGCTACGCCTGCCGTCGAAGGTCATCGTCATGCTCGTCGCGTTGATTTTCCACCGACGCTTGATCTGCAGTTCCGGGTTCAGCTCGTCGAGTTTGGCGATGGCGAACAGGCATTGGTTGAATACGGACGTGCGGACGTTCGTTTGGTACTTGCGCAGAACCATCGCGTTGAGGTCTTCGACGCCCATGACCATCGCCGAGACCATGTACCCGGCGACCGTGGACTTGATCGAGTTTCGCCCGCCGATCATCCAAAGTTCGCGCGCGTAGCCGGACGCGAAGTCGTCCCACGCGTCGTCGTATGGCTTCACGATCAAGTCGCAGAAGTTTCCCATGCCGCTTGAGCGCCTCCCGCTTCGCCCGCCGATCCGTCAGCGGCCCGCGCTGTCCGTTTCGCTCTTTCCTCGCGACACGGACTTCCGCCGTGCCGTTTTCACGCCTGCTCCGTCCGGGCGCGCCTTGACGGTCAGCACGCCGTCGCTTCCGCTCTTCCAGCCGAGACCCCACTTCTCCATCCGCTTTAGCAGGCGTTCCGCCTCCCTCTCGCCGAGTCCGTCGTTGCGTTCCACGCCCTGCGCCACGTCGTCGACGAGCATCACGCACCACGGGTCTTTCCGGCACGTCACGTCCGGCGTCCGTCCGCCGAGGTTTTCGGCGCACCAATCTTGGATCGGTTTGAGCGCGTCGCCGTATTCGACCCCGGCGAGCATCATGGATTCCGGGCTTACGCGCGCGGTCACGATCTTTATCCGCACGCCAGCGTCGAGCGCCGCGTTGGCGAGGGCGACCACGGACGGGACGGTTTCACCGATCTCGCCGTGCCCGCGCCACCCTTCGTGCCGCGCGAGCGTCCCGTCGAGGTCGAAACCGACCCACGGGCGTTGCGTCTTCATCGCCTCCAGCCACAGTTCGCCTTCGCGCCGTCCCGCCTCTATGGCCAGTCCGCTCGAAAAGACGGGAACGGTTCTGCGTCCGCGTCCGATCATTTCTGCTCCCCATTTCTGCGCTTCAGCTCCGGCGCTTTCCCGGTTTCCGCCTCGAGGCGCGCCAACGCCACGGACGCCTTGCGCGGATCGGCCTCCAAAACGACGCACGTGCGGTTTGTCCGCGCCGCCGCCACCGCCGTCGTGCCCCATCCTCCCCACGGATCGACGACCACGTCCTTTACGGAGCACGAGTTTCGGATGAGGTAGACAGCCGCCGCGATGGGCGTGGCTCCGCTCGCGTCGGCGCGTGGCCGGAAGTCCATCACCGTCGTCTGCTTGCGATCCGTGCGCCACTTGTGCGCGGCCCCGTCTTTCCACCCGTAGAGGCACGGGAAGTGAGCCCGAGCGTACCGCGAGCCGTTTTCTGCGGCTTTCGCGGCACCGCCGCTCTTGACGAAATCCCACACGAGGCACTCGCGCACCTGCAGTCCGGCGTCCATCGCCGCGCCGCGCGCCTCGTATCCGTCGGCGTCTTCGTAGAACGCGTAGAATGCCGCGCCGTCCGCCATCGCCCCTGCCGCCGTGGAGAACGCCTTGGCGATGGACGCGCGCGCTTCTTCTCCCGTGGCATGGGCGTCCATGCGCGGAATCGCGCACACCATCGCGTTCGCACGTTTCGCCTTCGCGGCCTTCATGGCGGCGGCCAGCGCGTCTGCGTCATCCGGCTCCGCGCACGCAACGACCTGTCCGCCGACCTTCCACACGTCGCCCGCGAGGACTTCCGGCCCGTCTCCGCGCCCCGTGAAGTCGAAGGCGTCTTCCTCGGTTGACGCGTTCGGCTCCGGGTTCAGCTCGTCGCTGGTGAATCCGTAGACGCCGAAGTCGAATTCCGGGAGCGCGGCCACCTCCTTTTGGAGGAGGTCTTCGTCCCACGTCGAAAGTTCGGATATCTTGTTGTCGGCCACGCGCCGCGCGCGGATCAGTTCCGGCGGGAGGTCGTCGTCCACAACGACGGGGACTTCCTTGACGCCGAGCTTCATCGCCGCGAGCCGACGCGTGTGGCCGCACACGATGACGCCATCCTTGTCCACTTCGATGGCACCGCGAAAGCCGAACCGCTTGATGCTTTCCGCGCACGCGTCCACGGCTGGCGAGTTGTCTCGCGGGTTTTTGTCGTATGGTATCAGCCGTTCGACGGGCCAGTATTCGATTTTCTGCTTGTCTTCAGCCGTCATGTCTTCGGCTCCTTTGCCTTGGTTGTCGTGTCGAAAAAGGCGCGGGGGCTTGACCGACCTCCGCTTGGGCCATTTCCATCGCGCTCCGCCATGATGTGCGGGTCGCTCTGTGCCCGCCGACCAGAAGATTGGAAGGTCGGGTGGTTACGGAGCGCGTTACGATGGCGCGGGCGCTCGGCGAGGCAAACACGGACACCAACCGAAAACCCCGCCGGGCGTCTTTTTTCATTGGTTGAAATCTTGATCGCTTCGGGCATTTTCGCTACGCCTCCGCGTTTCCTCCAACGGACGGCTCCGTGGCGCTTCCGCCGTCTTCGGCGTCCGTTTGGCCGTCCAAAAGTTCGGCGGCGTCCTTGGCCCGTTCTTCGGCCTGTTGCGCGAGGAGCGCTCCCGACCTTTCCGGGTTGAAAAGCCCGAGCACCACGGGCGGCGGCGGCGTCTCGTCGACGAATGTGTCGGCTGGCTTCTCGCCAACCGTGTCACGCAGAAAGGTCGCCGCGTTCGTGTCGCCCTTCATCGCCCTTTTGAACACGCCGAGGTTAACGAGGTCGATCCCAGTAGGGTCGCCCTTGATGCCGAAGAACGTCAGCTGATCCTTGGCCTGCTGGTAGAACGGGGAGCGCTTGTCGACCCGCCCTTCGAGAATCGCTTTTATCGTTTCGCGGAACGTTTTGGCCGCTTTTCTTTTAACGCCCGAAGCCCGCCCCGCTTTTCGGGCGTTCGCCCTTCTTTCTTCGGGCGTTCTCTCGGAGTTCGGCACGAGATTGTCCATGTTTCCGCGAGGCATCGTCTATCTCCTTTTTCTTCGCCTTTGCCGCATCGTTTTCGATGTTTCAGTTGACAAACTTTCGGAATGGTGCTATTTTGTCTTTCGCGCGTGCGCGTTTGATGTCACTTGCCAGCGCCGTCCGTGCGCCGCTTTCGTGTGCAGGCCATTCTCCACGCGCCGCGTCCCGCCCTTCTTCTTTTCGCGCGGTTCGCCCTGCATCTTGCGGCTTTTCCCGTCACGCGCGCTTTCCGTTCGCGGATCGGCGGCGGAGTTCCCTTGCGGCGGCGGTTCCGTAGCGCGTCGAATCGACGAGCTTCTCGAGGTTTTCGTTTGAGTCCCATCGGACGGAGCGGTTGACGGAGATCGATTTCCGGCGCTTTGCGAAGTTGACGGCGTTCATCATGGTCTGCTGTTCCTTGTTTCTGTAGGTTGTTTTCCGTTGTTTTTGTGGGTTGTTTCCGCCTACGCGCGGGTGTCCGCGCGCGGGTCAAAAAATTGAGAAGAGGTCGTCTTGGACGAAATGGTCTCTGCGGACGCCTCTTTTGGCCCCGCCCGCGCCTGCTCTGCGCATCCCGGAAATGGTGGCGGTCACGACCTTGTTCCGGCGGCACATTTTGAGGAGTCGCGCCCACACGACCTGTTTCGTGAGCCCGAGCGCCTTGGCGGTCTGCACCATGTCCATGCCGTGGTAGACGCACTTGAAGATGAGGAGGTCTGTGTCCTCGATGGCCATCAAGTTGGCGAGTATTCTGCGTAGCGCGCCTTCGACGGACACGCGGAACTGTCTGTTGTGGTTTTCGGCGACCGTCTTCGTCATCGGCTGTGCGTCGTAGTCCACGGCGTCAGATCCCGTTTCGAGACCGCCACGGAAGAACGCATCCTCTGCGGCTCTTGCGCGGTTCGTCTTTCCGCCGTTTCCGATGCCTTCGTTGTACACGAATTCTCCGGGCATCGGCAGATCCTCGAGGTGGACGTATGAAATGCCGCAGTTGGATTCTTCCGCAGGGCCTTGGCACGTGCAACAGACGGGGTGCGCCTTGCCGGAGTACTTGCACTTGTGGCACGAGCGCGGGCCGACGATGGGGCCGTCGCAAATGGAACACCGCCTGTCGTTTGTCCCTGCGAGAGGACAGTTCGCTTCTGCGCAGGCGCGGTCTTTAGCGGCCTTCGTGGCGTACTTCTGCTTGCACGGGCGCACGCGCGTCCGCCGTTCGTCCGCTTCCGCTTCTGCGCACGGCGTCGTGATCGAGTCCGTCTCGCCGTCCGCTTCGTCGAATCTGTCTGTTTCGTCATTCATGTCTTGCGTTCCCCCGTTTTCCGTTGTGCCGTTTCACGCTTTTAGGCCATTCCGCTGGTCGGTCAAACCGACGGACGCCCTCGCGCGAAGTCGCCGCGCCAGTCAATTCGCCTTTTTCGCCGTATCTTTCGCCTCCGCTTCGTGGGTCATGTCGAATTCCGCGTCGTCTTCGCGCACGACGATCTCGATGCGCGGTTTCTTGAGCGTGTACCGTTTGGTTATGCACACCGTTGAAATGAGGCGGTCGTCTGCGAAGAGTCCGGCCTTGACGAGGGCGTCCTGCACAGACTTGAACCTGTTGTCCGCGTCGCCGTATCGGGCGGACGTCACGGGTGCGCCTTCGCGGCGCGCTTCGCGCTCCGCCTTGGACGCGCCCTTCGGGTATGCGAACAGGAACGCGCAGAAAACGGCCACGGGGCCGTCGCCGAACGCGGATCGGCAGGCGGCGGCGTACGGTCTTGCGAGGAATGCGACGGCGTTCTCGCCGCGCTGGACGCGTTTTTTGGTGAAGAACCGCACGCGTCCCGTCGCCCGGTTGACGAACGCGCCCTTCTGCTGGGCGGTCGAAAGGACGGCAGGATCGAGGTCGAGCGTGAATGCGAGGTGTTGCATGGAGTCGTTTCGCTCCTGCGTCAAAACGGGAGATCTTCCTGCTCGGCGGTATCGGTCGCTTTCGGATCCACGGCGTTCTGCACGCCCGCCGGGGCCGTGCCGTTCGGTACGGCGCGCGGGGATGGAGCGCCGTCGGCGTAGGAAACGTCGGCGCCCTTGAGCGAAACGTACCAGCGGTTCGGGTCTGCCTTCGACTGGTTCGCGTTAACGTAGAACCCGACCTTCACGCGGTCGCCTTCGCGCAGTCCGTTGAGCTTCGCCTCGTCGGCCTTGAAAAAATCGAACACGGCGTTGTTCGGGCGCTCGCGGTTCGGGTCGTCGGCGACGAGGATCGTGCGCTTGGAGAATCCCGACGGAAAGGAAACGCGCTCGAAAATGCGGACGACGGTTCCCGTGAATTCGTATCTCATGTTTGTCTTGCCTTTTGTCTTTTTTCGGTGTTTGTTGTTCGGTTGAAGATCTGACGCGAGCCGTCTCGCGTCACGCTGTCGCAGGGGCGTTCACTGGGAGATAGAGCCATTCCGCGAACGAGACGGCGCGCTGGCCGTGCGCTTCCGCTTCGCGGTGGATGAGCGCCCACGCGGCGGCGGCGCTCTTGAAGTCGCCGTGCGCCGTGTAGTTCGTCCGCTGGCTTTCGTCGATGCGCGAGAGGTCTCGGTATAGCGCGAGGCGGGCGTTCGCCTTCTCGAGGAGGGAGCGGTACGTTTCGGCGAGTTCGGCGAACCGCTCGCGCTCGTCGAAGATGGCGGCGAGGTCGTTTCGGACGTAGTCCGTGAATTACTTTTGCACGAACACGCGGTCGCTGAGTTCCGCGTCCGTGTAGATTCTCTTGCGTTCCGTCGGTTGCATTGCGTTCCCTCCCATTGCTCTTTAGCCGATGCTGTCAAACGGAGACCGACATTTCGGATTCGTCGAACAGATCGAGTTGCTGTGGTCTATTGACTCCCCCCCCGTCCAAGTAAAAAGTCGCATATGAAGTTCCTCGCGTAGTCAGGCGAAATCATGGATCGCTCTTCACTGCATATCCCGCTTTTGCTCGATCCTTTTGCAAAGTGTCCGTTAGGATGAGCTTCTCGGCTCTTGCTGTGTAAGAGGAAGTATTTTCTGTTTTCTTCCGGCGTTTGTTGAAGAGTTGATGCGTGCATTGGTTCGCAGTTGAAGAACCAGTACGCAGTCGGCTTCACGAATGCGTCTCCCCTGCTTGTTCTGTCGTTGTCGACGACGCTTGGTGGCTTGATGAAGTTTCCCTTGAGGTATGTGTTCGTCGTGTACGGGTTTTCGACAACGAGGCGTATTCCACGGCGAATGCAAACAAAGCACATCTTGAGAAGTAAGTCGAAGAAACGCTCGCGCTTCTTAACCCTCTCGAGGATGTATTCATCGCATCCGTCAAGCGTTTTGAACTTGTACTCGTAGTTTGCGAGTGTTATGTTGATTTGCGAGATTCCGCAAAAATGGATGCATGGAAAAAACGCCATCACGAAATCGTCCGGGGCGATGCGGTCGAGCAAACTTTGTCTTCCTGCGTACGCTTCTTCGATTTCGGAGAAGATGTCGACTTGGTTGTCTGTCTCTCCGAAGTTGTTTTGTATATCGTAGTCCTCTGCTGGAATGCCGAGAGACATGAACGCTCTTTTGAACGTACCGCTCTGCTCAAACAGACAATGAGATTTTCATTTGATTTCCATGTTGGACACTCTTTCCGCGCTGGTCAAATCGCGAGGACGATTTGGCGGCGGCGCTTCCACGCACGCCACCAAGCGATCCATCCGTGCATCATTTAACAACAATCTTTCCGGACTTCGAGACCGATAACACGCCCGATTTCTCGCGCATGATACCTCCGGGCTCCAGGATCGTTAACACGCCCGATATTTCGTGCGTGAACTTTCCGCATCCGCTCCCGTCGGTCTTTCGCTCCCACTTCATCATTTCATATCCGCCGTCAAGCCATCTGGCGTCTTCTACGCAACCGTTCGCCTGTGCTTGAAGATGGCTCACTATTGAGCGCGTTCCGGGCGTGTCACGTCCGTCCCGCCAAATGGCGGCAATGTGCCGGACGCAGTTCGCCGCCTTTGCCCATTTCTCGGCTGAGAAGGAATTTCCCGCGTTCACGGCGTTCCTGTAGTATGCGGCGGCGCACGCTTCAAGAGCATCCAGCGTTTCCTGTGGGCATCTTGCAGACGGTTTTTCGGCCATTGCATCGCGCTGGACGCTTGCGGCTTTCGCCGTGTTCTTCTTCTTGTCATTCATTTTGCGTTCTCCTTTTTGCGTCTTCGTTGTCGTTTTAGCCGCGCCGTCGGGTGGTCTTTCCGGCGGCGCGGCGTGTCGTGTCAGCCGAACTGTTTGGCCACCGACGCGATAATCTTGTCGTTTGCGATGGTCACGGAGTTCCAGCGCCGCACGATCTCGAGAATCGTCTCGGCGGCGTGGTAGAACTTGCCTTCGTCGGCGAACGCCTTGGCGATGACTCCGGCTGAACGAGCAAGCTCGCCGTCGTCCATCTCGCGCACCTTGCGCACAGCCGATTCCGCTTCGGGATTCGATTCGCGCTCCCAGTCCTGTTCGAACGTTTCCATTTTCACTTTCTCCTTTTTTGCGTTTCCTTATTCGTCTTCCCCGGCTTCGTCGACGTCACCGTCTTCGTCGCCTTCACATTCGTCTTCGCCGTCGTCTTCGTCTGCGGTGTTTTCGGCGATGAAGAGGTCTGTTTCTTCCTTGCCGATTCCGGCGATGTCAGCCACCGCCGGGAACCTGCGCAGGACGTCGGCGACCTCTTCCGCGTTTTTGTACCCGCCCATCCACTCGAGGACGATGCCGATCAGCGTCTCGCGCCCGTCGTCTAAATCCTCGAGGTTGTCGACGAAATCGCCGACGCTCTTTTCGATTTCGGAGCGCTTGTCGTCGTCGACGACGGCCTCGCGGACGGCGTTGCACACCTTGCGGTTGCGATCACACTTTGCGCTTTCCTCGGCCCTCTGCTCGGCCATCTCGGCGCGCTTCTTTTCCTTGGCCTCTTCGATGGCCTTTCTGCTGGGGCCGAACTTGATGTCGATTGTACGCCCGTGGACGAGGACGTACGCGCATGGCTTGCGCGTGCTCTGTTTCGTGCCGTTCGCCTCGTTTGGCACGTCCCAGTATCCGTTGACGCGGACGACCTCGGTTCCGGGCTTTGCGACCTTGTCGATTTGCGCCTGCACGTACGCGTCGTTTGTCGCCTTGTAGCATTTCCTGTCCATGCACCGACCGAGCGATCCGTCGACCTCTCCGAAGAGGTCGGCCTGCGCTCCCGTTCGCTTCGCGCAGGCGTTGCACTTGGCGCACGCGTCTGCGGAGCACGAGAAAGGCGAGTCGTCCAAGTCCATCGTCTCGGCGTCGAAAAGACATCCGACGGACGCCCACTTCGCGTGGTTGCCGAGGTATCCACGGTTCGCCTTGGCGAACGCGCGCTCTTGGATTTCGGGCGTGTACGTGGCGGCGTGTACGAGCGCGTCCTGCGAGACGCCCTTCGGGTTCGACTTCGCGTACTCCCGCCAAGACGAGGAAAGGTCGGAGAGCTTGAGTCTGCTTTTCACCCAGCGTTCCGTGTGCCCCGTCTTCGCGGACAAGTCCTTGACGTCTAAGCCGGACGCCAACGCGTCGACCATCGCCTCGGACTCTTCGATCATGCCGATGTTTTCGCGCAGAAGGTTCTCGGCGATGGTGAGCAGTTTCGCATCCTTGATGCCTCCGTAGATCTCACACCAGTCGGAATTCGCGACCTCCTTAAGGCCGAGCGACTTGAGCGCGGCGAGGCGTCTGTTTCCGGCGATGCAGTACGTGATCCCCGCTTCTTCGTCGCGCCACAGGGTGATCGGGTTGATGAGGCCCGTTTCCTTGATGCTCGCGGCGAGGTCTGCCACGCTTTCCGGCGTGATTTCGCCTCGCGCGTTCCAAGGCGCTAGGACGATTTCGCCGATCTTGATGTTGCCTTCTTCCATTTTGCGTTCTCCTTTTTTTCCTTTTTGGTTTTGTTTTGTGTCGTCACTTGTTCTTCAAATCCGTGCGTCCGCGATTGTCCGTCCAGCGGTCGAGCGCCGCCTTGATGCTGTCCGTGAGCCGACGCGCGTCGCAGACGGCGAGGCCGTAGTTTGCGTTTCCCGCGTCGTATTCGACCGCCTGCGAATCGACGTACCACTTGCAGACCATCGACACGAAGTCCGCGCTCAGTTCCTTGAGCGCCTTGCGCTCCGCCTCGAATCGCCTGCGCCACTTTTCGGCCGCGCACGCAGCATTCCTTTTGTCGCATACTGCCATCGCTCACGCCCTCCCGTAAGAGAGCCCGCGTTGCGCTGACGCGCGCTTGACGGCCATTTTCGCCTCCATGCGCGCGGCGCTTCTCGCCTTGCGCTTGGAGTCCCTCGCCCGTCTGCGGAGGCGCGCCGCGCGCTCCGCTTCCGTCTTTCCGTTGTTTTCCGTTTCCATTTCCGTTTCCATTTCCGTTTGTTCACTCGCCGCAACCCTGCGCGCGTGCCCCCGCGCGCGGAGCCGAAAAAACACGCCCGCCGTTTTCCGCTTCGCCGTCCCGTTCGCGCTCTTCGCGCTCCCAGTAGCCGAACACGTCTTCGCGCTTCCAGTCCGCGCAGATCTCCCACGCGAGGAATGCGACCAAAACGAGCGCCCCCAAAACGACCGCGCAGACCGCGCATATGACGAACCATTCGACCGTCATGGCGATCACCTCCGCTTTCCCGTTTCCTCGTCGTCGCTGGCCATTGCCGCGCGGATCGCCTTCGCGTCTCGGCGCAGGCGCGCCACGTCGGCGCGGATTTTTGCGACCCGGTATGGTTCGTGCTGGAGCCAGCCGATCTTTCGGAGGATGTCCCAGCAATGCTCGATGCGCTCGAGGCCGTACGTCTTGCACAGCCAGTAGAGCTGGGCCGTGACGGTCACGGAAAGTTCCGCCTGCAGGAGCACCAGCGCCTGCGTCGAAAGTTCTCCGCGCGTCGCGTACATCTCGGTGCAGTCCCTGTCGAGGTTGTGCATCCGCCCGTATTCCTCGTCCATCTCTCGCGGAATCTTCGCCCAAACGGCGCGCGCCCTGCGCGTGCGTTCGGTCTCGAAGAAGACCGCGCCGATCTCGTTTCCGACTTCCGTCACTTCGCGTCCCCCCTTTCGGCGACGAGGCGGTTGGCGAGCGCCTCCACCTTGTCGAATTTCGCCTTTTCGCGCCGCTCCGCCGTTGCGTCGCCGTTCGCTCCGCCGTTGCGGTCTTTGTCCCTTCTGTAGTTGTAGATGGAGCCGAGAATCCGTCCGGCGTTCCGCGCCGTGATTTTTTCGGTCGTGGACGTCTGCGTGCCCCTGCGCTCGTAGGTGAAGCCCACGCGCTTCCATCCATCGTAGATTTCCTCGGCGAAATCCACGGGAATTCCTTTCGCGCGCGCAGTCCTGCGCAGTTGTTCGATGGTGAAGTTCGGATTTCCGTCTTCGACCGCGACAACGCGCTCTTCGTCGCGTGCGCTGGAAGATTCCTCTTCCGTTTTATTCTCTTTGTCTTTGTCTTTGTCTTCGCTTAATAAAGGGACACTTGTTTCGCACCTTGTTTCGCTACCTTGTTTTGGTTGTTTTTTGCAGGCGTTCTTGTTTCCGAGAGGCGCTCCGCCCATCCGTCCGGCGGCGATTCGGTTGAGCTTCTTGTCGACCACGGGCCGCACGGCGTTGTAGGCGTCCCACGCGGCCCACTCCGGGCCGTGGGAGGCGCCCTTGACGGGCTTCGGAGGGACGATGCCTCCGAACGCGTAGCGGAAGATCGCGTCGTAAAACGCGAGCCGCTTCTCGTCCGTGTCCCGTCCCTCTGCGAGTTCGTGCCAGTTCTCGAAGAACGTGATGTACTTCATCGGCTTGTCTGCGCCAATGCTCTTGCGTGCATCCATGTCTTCTTTCCTTCTGTTTTGAAATCGTTTGTTTTGGGTTTCGCGGCTCTGCCTCCGCCCGTCTCGCCGTTTCCGTTCCGCGCCCGGTGACGCGCGTTCGTGTGCCGACTTGCGTCAGTACGGGAGGTCGAGGTCGTCCTGCTCCATGTCCGGCTCCGCTAGACCGCCGACGGGCGGCTGGTCTTCCGGCTTGTCTATTTCGCCGCATTGCGCGGCCTTGGACGCGTCCGCGTCTTCGGGCTGGACGGTTTCAGCTTCGGACGCCTTCTGCGCGGCACGGGCCTTGCGTGCGGGCTTCCTTGGCGCGTCGGGCGTGTCGCCGCCCTTCGGGAACGCGTCTTCGACCGTGCCGACGCCGTCGCGGATCGCGTTGTAGACGTTGCCGAGGTCGGCGAGCTGTTGCGGGAGGATCGCTTCGATGTGCCGCTGGTACTTGACCTCGATCATCGACTTGGTGACGCCGAATTCGGCGAATGCGTCGAGCATTTTCTTGATGCGCTCCGGGGTCACTTTGTTGTGGTCGGCGTTCGTCTTGTTGCAGGCGTCCACGGCCATTTCCACGACGTCGCTGGGGATGATGCCGAGGATGCAGGCGCGCAGTCGGCGGCTGGCTTGGTTCGCGGCGTGCTCGTAGACGTCGCGCCCGGTCGTCACCTCCTTTCCGTTGTCGCGGACGTGCTGGACGGGGAAGATGCGCTCCTGCCGGACGTTCCGCTCCATGTCCCAGCAGTATGTCTGCACGTTCGTGTATGGCTTTCCGTCGTCGCCGACCTCCATCGTGGCGCGCGTGCCGAGGGTGAGGTTTCCCCAGCACTGGGCGAGCGTCTCGGCGAGGCGGATGCTCGGCCCGGTCACGACCTGTCCGCCGCGCGCGTAGGTGTACATCGCGGCCTTGGCGAGCGACGGGCGGGCGCACTCGTTTTTGATTTCGTCCATCGCCGCGAGCTTGTTTCGCGGCAGTGCGCGCGCCATCTTGATCGCGCTGATGGTCTCCGCCATTTCGCGCGTCATCTGCATGGCGCTGGTTCCGTTCTTCGGAGCGGCCATCATGGCGTCTCCGCCGTTGGCCGCAGGCGCGTCGTTGCGCCGTTGCATGATCGAACTTGTCATGTTGCGTTCTCCTTGTTTTTTGTGTTTGTGTGAAGCGGGATTCCGTTCACGCCGCGGTCACGGCGCTCACGCGGAGGGTGCGGGTTTCGCTCTTTTTGTAGAGCGATTCGGGCACTTTCCCCTTTCCCCCGAAGTGTGTCTCGACGGCCTTGGAGTCGAGGCGGTTGGTCACGCTCGTCTTGAAGGTCGCCTTCCAGCCGTCTGCGGTTCCGAGTTCTGCGGAACCGAGCGCGACCTTGATGCGGTTTTCGATCTCTGCGACGCGCTCCTTTGCGGCGTCCTCTGCCTCCTTTGCGGCGGCGAGCGCCGCGAATTCGTCGGCGGCGAGACGGACTGGTTCCGCGTCGGGGTTCGACGCGCCGACCGTCGCCTTGACGGCTTCGGTGTCCGCCTTCGACCCGGTCGGGTCGGGGAGGACGCCCGTCGCTTCGGCGACCGCGAGCTTGTCGAAGAATTCCTTTGCCGCTGGCTCCATCTCGGCGATTTCGGCGGTCGGGACGTGGATGACGTCGTCCACCCATTCCGGCTTGTTCTCCGCGTCGCCTTCGACCGTGGTGACGAGGTATACCGAAAGTCCGACCATCGGGACGTAGATAGCGAGGTACCAGCGCCTGCTTTCCGTCACCGCGATGTAGAGGCAACATTGCACGAGGTAGGTCGTCGGGAAAGGCAGGGGGTGCTTGCCGAGGAGGTGGTCGCGCCCGTTGCGGATCGCGGCCAGCTCTTTCATCGTCTTGCACTCGAGTCCGGCGTCTTCGTTTGCGATCTTGCGGTCGATGCTGGCCATGAGGTGCGGGTAGTCGTCGTTTGTGATCACGCAGTTCTCGCGGTGGACTTTTTTTCCCGACCGTTCCTCGAACCGCTTTGCGACGTATTCCTCGTTGTCCCGCCCGAACCGCATCGCCTCGTTGTCGGCCTTGTCCGGCAAGAGGCCCATCCGCCGGAGGCAGAGCGTGCGCGGCGTCTCGTATTTCGAGAAGCCCATCACCGCACCCAGTTCGCTCCCGCCGAGGCGGGTTTTTCCAAGTTCCGTCCGGGTGGCGAGCCACGCTTCGCGGCTCCCCACGTCGAAACGGTGCTTTTTCATCGTGCCCATTTCGCGTTCTCCTTTTTTGTTTTTCCGTGTTACAATATCCTAAAATCAGCGCATGAAGTCAAGAGGAACTATTCGTTTTTCCACTCGGGCGGAACTTCTCTCCGCGCGAGGCGCGCGTTGAGCGCGTCGTTTCGCTCTATCGACTTTTTGAAAAACGCGCCTCCGCGCCTCTTGGCCGCGTTCCGGCTGTAGACCGCCGCCGCCACCTGCAGATCCGTCTTCGCGGCTTCCTCGGCGTGTAGCGGGTCTGTTTCGACGTACTCTCGCGCTCCGCTCATGCAGGCGCGTGCGATGGACGTCATCTCGGCGGCGATCAAATGGCAGACGTCCTTGGCGTGGTAGAAGAGTTGCTCGTCCCGCGAGTCTATTGCCTGCCCCCGAATCGTGAGCCACGCTCCGCGCAATGCATTCAAACGCACGAGCTTCTCGGACCTGCTTTCCTTCTGCTCCGAGTATCCGCTCACAGCGCCGCCGCCTTCCTCGAAACAGTCACGTCGAAGTTCGGGAGCATCTGCTGGACGAGGTTGCGCACGTGGTCTTCCTTCGGGAGAGGGTGCGCCTGCGCCCGGAAGAAGCGCCGCGTCGCCGAGTCTCCGATGCGCAGTTTGCGGAGATGGTGCTCGACGATTGGAAGGAGTACGCGTTCGACCACGTCTGCTTCGCTCTTGCCGCACCCCTTGAGGAGGTCGCCGTATTCCTCTCGCAGGCCGATGAGCGCCGTGTGCCAGCGTCCGCGCGTGGCGCACGTCATCCTCATGTTGAAACGCGCAGGGCGCGTCACAGACCCGTTGTTTGTAGGGGCTTCCTCGTTTGTGTAGACGTGTTTGCACTTTCCCATTTGCGTTCTCCCTTGTTTCGTCGGTTGTCGTTTCCGTCAAAGGTCGCCGAATCTGTGAGCGCCGATTGTGCGCACCCGGCGGAGCTTCTTCGCCCAGCGCGGGTAGCACTTCGCGTGCGCGTAGTAATGGTTCGCCTTCAGGGTCGGGCGGAATTCTTCGCGCGCCACCCGCTCGGCGACGGACACGCAATGACGCCATTTCGCCCCTGCGTGCTTCTCTCCGATCCTTGGCCGCGCGTTGTTCCAGCACGAAAACTGCCGCTTGCGCAGGCATTCGGTAGCCGCGTCCGTGCCGCGTTCGCGCGCCCGGTTGACGATCACCGACGCCACAGCTTCGATCCCGGCCAAGCTCTCGCCTCGCGCTTCGCGCCACAGCGTTTGGCTCACCACCGCGACCGTCCAAGGATCGGCGCTGGTTGCGCACTTCGTCGGCCCCTTGCATTCGTCCGGCTTCGGAGCATCCGTCTCCGCTTCCGTCTTCGACGGGCCGATCCCTTGGAGAATCCGGCGCGTTTCCGCTTCCTCGGCTTCGTATTCCGCCTTCGCCTCGGCGTTCCTGTCTTCCGCAGTCGGCCAAGATTTCGTCGGCTTGTCTTCTGCTTCTCTCCGCATCGCGTCGATCTCGCGTTCAGCCGCGTCGGCCCGAAGCTTCATCTCGAGGTTGACGAGGACGAGCGCCGCGATGGCCGCGAAAACACCTGCGACGGCGGCGTTGACCGTCCAGTCTGTCATGCGTTCGCGCTTCTTTTCCTTTGCCGTCATGTCGGTTCTCCTTTTTGCGTTGTTCACTTCGTTTCGCCGTTGGCGCGCTCGCCGTCTTCGATGAGCTTTGCGATCTGCCCCCGGATGGATCGGTGCTCGCGCTTCGCGTTTTCCGCGATGCGCTTGTGTTGCGCCTTGTCCAGCGTCACGTGGACGAGGACGGTATTCGCTTCTTTCGTGTTTCCCTTCATCGTTTGTTCTCCTTGTTCGTTTCGTTTTCGAGCGCCTCGATGGACGCTTCCGTCACGCCTATGTTCCGGCTTCCCGATCCGCGCACCCCGACGAGCCGTCCTGCGCGCACCAAATTCACGACCGTGTTGCGGTGGCGACCGAGCCGACGTGCCGCGTCGCCGATGGAAACCACCGACGAGCGCCTTCCGCCGACCAGCGCGCGCTCGATGCGCTCGAGTTCCGCGTCCGTCGCCGTCGGGTCTGCGTGCGCAATCCGCACGATCATCTCTTTCGTCATTTCCTGCATTTTCTCTTCTCCGATCCTCGCGCGGGTACCCGCGCGCTCGTCAAAAAAAACCGCGTGCGCGCTTCGCGGGCTTTCCGGCTCCCGTTCCGCGAGACGCGCGCGGACACCCGCGCGTCTTCAAAAAAAATTTGAACTCGTAAATCACCATCTCTTCCGGGGTTTTGCCTTCGGCTTTTGCCATCCGGCTTGCCAGCTCTACCGTTTCAGCGTCGAGCAGGAGCTTGTTTTTTTTCGGCATCGATGACGCCCTTCCTTTTTGCGTGGTCGTGTACAAGTCGTTTTACGAAATCGGTGTAGGTCATCCCTTCGGCTTGCGCGGCGGCTCGGAGAAGACGGGCGTCGTCGTCGTTGAACCAGAATCCGATCTTCTTGGTCTTGTGTTTTCCGCTCGGCCCCGAACTCATTTTCCGCTCCCGCTTGCCTCTTCAGTTTTCCTCTTTGCCCCGTACTATACCACACGCGCGGGGCCACGCGCAAGCCCCTTTTTTACTTTTTTTTTACCTTTTTTTACGCGCCGAGGAAAATGTCGGGAGGGGCCGTGTGGCCGCGACGCGCGTCCGAATCTTCCGCGTGCGTCAATCGTCCGTCACGGCGATCTGCGCGCGGCGAGCAACGTGCGCGCCAACGCCTCGACCGGGACGCCGATTTCGTCCGCGCATCTGCAGACGGCCTCGGCTTCGGCCTCGTCGAATTCAACGAAAACGACGACGCGGTTTTCCGCGTCGCCGTTTTCCGATCCACTTTTGATTTCGTCCATGTCGTCCACCCCCTTTCCCCGCTATCCACGGGCCGGGAATGTTATCACGGACGCGTTCCGAACATCACATGACCGCCTGCGCGGCTTGTCCGCCTCCCATGAGCAGTTTGCCGATGACGACGCCGCCTCCTGCGGTCGCGACGTATCGGAGGACGCGCCACAGCGTCTTCGCTCCCTCGATGCGCTCTTTCTGCGCGCGGTAGTCCTTGTCCGACTCCATGCACGGTTTCAGATCGGACTCAACCTTGTCGATGCGCTCGTCGAGCTTGTCGATCTTGCCTTCGATGCGCTCGTCGTTTTCGAGCGATTTCTTCACGCGGACGGCTTGGTGCGAGACGCACTCCATCAAGAGGTCGTCGCGGTCGTCGTACGCCTGCCGTAGGAGCGCCTCGCGGATCGCAGGGTCGGCATTCTCCCTCGCCGCGTCGCGCTTCTCTTTCCACCTCTTGATCTGCTCTTCCGTCATTTTTTGTTCCGTCCTTTTGTTGGTTTCCGTTTCAGTTTGAACTGCGAACACGCGCGTTCGCTTCTCGGAGAAACGATGACGGCGAAAATCGGGCAAAAACCGTTTTGCGGCCTTTCGCAATCAGCGCATTTCATTTTCTGTTTCGCGCTCATTTCCGGCATTCTCGTTTGTGCATTTCTTTGATCCCGTTCATGTCAACTGGGTTTCGCTTCGACTGTTCCGTTCGCTATGTTTATGAACCTTTTCCCACTTTATTGGAACTTGTGCGCGGCCCTGGCCTATGCGTCACCCAAATAAAATCTTCCGCTTTCGCTCTTTGTTATTTCATCACCAACTTGCTTTCGAGGGCTTTGTACGATTCCCTTCTTCCGATAGCATCCGCCGTCGCCATGTTCGCCTGCTTGGCGAAATCGCGATAGCGCCGATGCCACTCTTCGGCGTTGTTCGCGATGCGCAGCGTGTCGCCGTTCTCGCGGACGAGCTGTCCGACGCGGACGACGGGCCTGTGGTTTTCTTCGCGTACGTGGACTGTGAAGAACATGGCGTCACTCCGCTTCCAACGGCGATCCGAGCGTCATGAACTTCCGCTTGATTTTGGAGATCCCGTTCGTCCTCACGGCGAACGCGAACGCCTCGAATTCCTCGCGTCTCGCGCCGACGTGCTCGGAGAGCCACGCCTTGTCCGTCCCGGCGAGCGTGTTCGTGAACGCCACTTCGATTTCGCGGGCGAGCAGATTGTACTTCCTGTTGATTTTCGCCTGCGACTTCTTGTGCTTGACGCGTCCGTCTTCGATGACGCGCGTCTCGCCAGTCGCGCTTTGCGCGTGCTTCGCGTTCTCTTCCGCTTCCATTCGCGCGTCCGGCGTGTCGGCGGTCATGACCCATCTCAAGTCGCGCCGCAGGCATTCGTCTGCCCACCGTGAAACCTCTCCCGAATCGAGCGGCATCGCCGCAAGAAGTCCAGCCGTAGCCGCAAACGCGGAAAAAGCCGCCGCCGTGATTTTCAGTGCATCCATTTCGCGCCTCCCCGATTACTGGTTCACGGCGATTGCCGTTATGTTTCCGCCCGGTTGAATCCGAATTCCCCACATCTGTCCGTCTTCGCCTTTGAGGAAGAACTGGCCGTTCACCCAAAGTTCGCCGTTGATGGTAGTCTTCAGCATACGGGTCACCTGCGCGTCGTAACCGAGCCGCCAGTAGCATTCCCGCGCGTCCGAGACGAGATTCGACACGCCCGGAACAGTCACGATGCCGATGGCCTTCTGCGCGTTCGCCGCCGCAGTCCACGTGGCGTTCGTAAGGTGCTGTTTGTAGTAGACCGTCAGTTTCGTGAGGTCTACGGAGTCCGCGTCGAGGTTCCATCCGAGGTACGCCTTGTCCGCCGCCGCGTCGTATTTCACCGACGTGAAGCACAGGGAGTTCGACGCGATGCCGTGGAACGCAACCTCTATCGCGTTCGTGTCGCCCGCCTTGACGACCAGTTCGTTTGCGTTGTTCTGCCGGATCGCGTAGCGTCCTTTGGTCGTGCCTTTCCCGTCGAACGCCATTTGGCATCCGTTTGCCACAGTCACGTTGTTCGACGCGTGGTACTTGCTCCAATCCTGCCCGAGGTTTCCGGCGCGGCAATGGTACGCCCACTCGCGCCACTTTCCGAGCTGGCTCTCGCCCATCGAGTCCACGGTCGGAACGACGAGCTTCGTGAGGTCGTTTACCCATTCCGTGTTTCCGTTCGCCACCTCGTAGATTGCGAGGTCGCTGATGGAGAAGTCGCCTGCTTCCGTCTTGACGCAGTAGATGATTGCGACGTTGCCGTTGATCTCCGTGGTGATAGAGCCGCAAGGCGGCGTTCCGATTCTCGGCGATTGGTTCACCGAGTCGAAAACGATGTCCGCGATGCGCACGTGGCTTCGGCAAGTAATGATGATGCGGTTCGTGACGTTCAGCGTGTTAATCCACTGAGATCCGGCCCAATGTCCGCACAGCGTCCACTCGTCCAATTCGTTGTCGTATGCGATTTCGGTGTCCCAAACGATGGACGCCTCGCTCCTGTCGAGGATTTCCAGCGTGTATCCGCGCACGCTCATGGGGTCTGCAACGGGTTTCGTCTCGCCCTCGTCCCCGATGAACATTGAGACCGAACCGTTGCGTTCGTCCATGTATGCGACCTCGCCCGTCTTGAGAGGCGTAGAGAACGCCGTTTCGGGATTTGTCTTCGGGACGATTAGCGGAGCCGCATTGGCGAAAAGCGCCGCCGCGACAGCCGCGATGATTGTTGTTGCCTGTTTCATTTGTTTTGCGTTCCCTTCGGGTTCGTTGTCATTCGTAGAGGTTCAGCTGGCATCCGACGCTCGCGGCGTACGCCTTGATGACGGGCAACGCCTTGATGAAACTCGGGCCGCTTCCCGCGTATGTGAAGAGCGACGTGACTATCCACTTTCCGTCGTGGTGGAAATAAATCGGGTGTCCGCTGTCGCCGGAATGTATCGGGTATGCTACGCCCATCGTCTTCAGTTTCGTGGCGATGTCGTTTCGGGAGTACTCGCATCCCATGTCGAATTTCCACGTGGAGCCGTCTCCGCGCACGGACGAGTAGACGAGTTGCATCGGGTCGTCGAACGCCTGCGTCGCGCACCAGCATTGGATGCCCTGCAGTTTCACGAACTGCTCTTTCATCTTCGCCTCGCTCATGAGGTACGGGCAGTCGGCGAGCGGGATTTCGCCTTCGAGGATCGTGACCATCGAAATGTCGTCTATGTTCATTGCCGCGATCTGCGCGGCGTTCCACCCGTTTGAAACGGCCCACTTGTCGAGACGCACCCATTCGCCTTTTTTCACGGTCGTGGAGCCGATGGTTTGGAAACCCTCCCACTTGCACCAGTCCGGGTAGTGAGTCGCGCCGACGAGCAGTTTCGTACCGAGCGCGAACGGCTTGTCGTTTCCGACGTGTCCTGCGCTCGTAGCCGCCCACGCTGGTTGAGTGAAATATCCCCACTTGTACCACGTTTCTTCCGTGCCGACGATTCCGGGGCCGTGGTTCGGCGCGGCGTTTATCCACGCCAACGCTTCGTCGTTTACGGCCTTGCGCGCTGAACCTTCGTGGTCTGCCCAGTAGAGCGTTTCGTCTATCGTGTCTTGCGTGCCGTTCGAGATCGGAACTTCGGCGTATTTGATTTCGCCGTACTGGTTCACGGCGCTCACGACGTAGATGCCGCTCGCGTTCGCCGTGAGGTGTCCGTTCGACGATACGGAGCCGCCCGACGTGAGGCATCTCCACCCGCCAACGGTCAACGCCTCGATGCTGTATTCGTCGTAAAGTTCGCCCCAGCAGTCCGCTTCGAGGTTTCGGACGTGGTGCGACTGGAGAACGTTGTAAATCTGCCCGCAGTCGTTTTCGTACGTTCCGACGATTGTCTGCGAAGAGCTGGAGCTGGACAGTTTGAACTCTATTCCCCACGCGCCCGCCTTGCTCCAGCACGGTTCCGTGTTGACGCTCTTCCGAACGCTTTCGATGCGGTTCGTCGCGTCCGTGTATCGGCTTTCCACCCACGGAACGAGATTCGTCACCGTATCGGGGTTTCCCTTGACCTTGCCCCACTTGCACGTGAGCGGTTCGACGACATCCGCCTGCGCGGAGAACGCCAAAAACGAAACGCACGCGATTGCCCCAAGTTTTTTCACAAGCGAATTGAACGCCGCCATGAGCTGGTCGAGGTCGTTGTCGTCCGTGTTTAGGTTGTGCGGTATCCCGGTCATGTCGAGGCGCGTGCGAGCGCCACCGTCTTTGATGTCGTAAGTTGTACCGTCTGTCATCTTGATCTGCGCAATGTCGGCCATAGCATCCCTCCCGCCTTTGCCGTTGCGGTAAATTGTCACCATCCCGTAAAAACGGGGCGGACGGTTTCCGTTTCCGTACGCCGCCCGCCCTGTTTTGATCACTTGCGGCTCAAGCCGCGTCCCTTACGAGACCGTGACCGCGCCGGACACGCCCGTGAAGGTCGCGCTCGGATAGATTTCCTCGCCCGTGAAGGTGGCCGTGCTGACCGTACCAGCCGGGGTGATCTCGGAGACCGCGACCGTGCCGGACGGGGTGCACAGACCGCCGTCGAGGTTCGCCGCCGTGCCCGTGAAGGTCGGAGCGGAGATGGATCCGGCGGGAGTGATGCTCTCCACCGAGACGTTGCCCGCCGCCGTGACCGAACCCGTGACCGCCGAAGCGGAGCCCGTGAAGGTCGGGGCCGTCGCCGTCGCCGTCGCGCCCGTCACGAACGACTTGCTGGCCGCCGTGAGCGTCAGCACTTCGCCCGAAACAGAAGCCGTAAGTTCGCCGATGCTGGCCGTCGGAGCGGAGACCTCGATGGTCGGAGCGGAGACCGTGCCGTAAGGCGTGCAGGAGCCGTTGGCGAGGTCGACCGTCGTGCCCGTGAAGGACGCGCTCGGCGTCACCGCCGTGCCCGTGAACGCGGGGGCGCTGACCGAACCCGTGGCCGTCACCGTGCCCGTCACCGCAACGGACGAACCCGTGAAGGTCGCCGTGGGCGTCACAGCCGTGCCCGTGAAGGTCTGCGCGCTGATCGTGCCTTCGGGCGTGATCATGCCGACGCTCACGGTGCCGGTAGGCGTGAACGAACCCGTTGCGCTGTCCTTGTAGGCGAGAGCGCCGAGCTTGCCGGACGAACCGAGTTCGCACCAGCTCGTACCGTTCCAAATGAACTCGAGGCCCTGCGTGGTCTGGCCGACCGTCTTGTTGTAGCAAACGAAGTTGCCCTTCGTGACCGTCACTTCCTTGGTCTCGCCCGAGCTGCCCGTCTTGTAGACGTCAATCGGGTTGACGGTCGAGCCGTCGACCAGCTCCGTGGCGGAAACGCCGAGGAACTTCACGCCCTGCGCGACGAGCTCTTCGAGCGCGGTGATGGCCGTGCGGGCCTCGCCGTCCTTGATGTAGCGCGTCACGTTGTCCGGGGTGACAATCTGCGACAGATAATTCTTGGTAGGATCGTCAGTCATTTTTCAATGCCTTTCTTTTTTGTTTGTTTGTGGTGTTGCAACATCACGAAGGAACGTCCCCCGTGGTGAGAATGAGTTTCTGCCCGTTCGCGTACGCGCCGACGCGAGAACCGATGCGGGCGATGGCCGCTCCGATTTCCGTTGCGCTCACGCCGCTGTCTGCGAGGTTTCCGTCGACGGTCAGCGACGCAAGATGCCCAGCCGTTGCGTTCTTGACCTTGTCCGCCTTGCCTTCTCCCGCTCCGCCGTTGTCGAGCTTTTCCTTGTCGGCGGCGCTCATGAGTCCGTCCATCGTGGTCGTTGCCGTTCCGTCGAGATTCACTTCGACGGAGAACGACGCGTCTTCCTCTTGGACGATGATCTTCATCTTCTGCAGGAACACGTCGTAAACGACGGAGCTGACAGTCTGCCAAGTTCCGAAGCCGGGCGTCCCGCGCTTGCGAGACCTTTCGTTGAACACTGCCTGCCAGTGCGATTCCTTGTTTGCGAACGCGTCCGGCTCGGTTACCGCCTTGACGACCGTCAAATTCCCGAACGAATCGTTGCCGCAGAACTCGGTGTGCCAGTACGGTTCCTCTTCCGGCGCGTACGCCTTGGTGTACTTCAGCTTTTGGAGAAGCGACCTCATGCCAGCTTCCGTGTTCGCGGTCGCGTAGTTCTCGAGGATGATGTTCATGCGCTCGAGTCCGATGCCGTACGGATCGAGTCCGTTGACGATGGAGTAGTCCACGCGTCCGCTTCCAGTTGCGTCTGTCGCCACGCGGTAGTTTGTCACCCACGGGCGGCTCGTAATGTCTTTAGCCACGCCGTCCTCGACCAGCCACGTGCTTGTTCTGTCGGCGAGGATGAAGTGCACGTCGAAGTTCCAGCTGACGGGAACCCACACCGCGTCCGCGAGGAACCGGGCCGCGCCCTGCGCCGTCGAGAATCCGTCCAGCGCGTACCGAACGCCCGAGAAGACGCACACGTCGCGCCCATGCCATCCGCTCGTCGCCTTCTTCGGAACGACGTTCACGCAGGCCGTGAGAGACACGTCGTTTATGCCGTCCGTAATCATGCAAGGCATCGCCTTCATCCAGTCGTTTTTAGCCCTGCTTGCGACGATCTCGTCGGTGAGTTGCTTGATGCCCCCGGCGATGCCCATAGTACGGTGCTTTCCGTTGTGCGCTTCCGTGCGCACGATGAAGCTCGCGCTTTCGTCGTAGTACCAGTCGTAGTTGCGCCCGAAGTATCGGAAGTTCCGGGCGACCGAGCAGAGTCCCATCGCCGCGAACTGGTAGTTTTGCTTGAGCCACTCTTCGACGCCTTCGTAGTCGATGGCGCGGTATTCCGTCAGCCACAGGTACTCCCGCACTTTTTTGATGAGCGAGTAGCCGTTCCCGTAGACGCCTTCGTAGAGCTTGTCGTCCGCCGCCTTTCGCGCCGCCGTTTCCGCCATGTCAGCCGCCGCGCGCGTCACGGTCTCTGCGGCGAGGTCTTCCGCACCTGCAAACGACGCCGGATTCTTTCCGCTGTCCGCGATATTGCCGTCCGCCGTGAGCGACGCGAGGTTGCCAGCAGTTGCGTTTTTCACCTTGTCGGCCTTGTCGGCCACTTCGGCGGAAATGTCGATCACGACGTTTCCTGTACCGTCCGGCTTCTTTCCGTTCACGGAGAGGACGACGTACCGCCCTGCTTCCGGGTCGCTCGGATCCATCTGCGGCACGATCCCCTGCATGGTCGATTCCGTCACCGTCAGCTTTCCGCGCCCGCTGAAGTAGTAGGTCGGCATCTTGAAGTGGACTTCGTAGAAGCTCTCGCCAAGCGTGTCAAACGTCTCGTTTGTGAATGTGACGCGCCAAACGTTGCCGACCTTGCGCGTGTTATATTCCCACGGGATCGCGCTCCCCGGCTTGACGACAACGACCTTGACGTCGCTGGCCCCGGTGGGCACGCCGACGATGTCCGCCATCGCCGCCGAGTTCTCGCCGACGTAGAGCGCCGTGAGCTGGATTTCGGGGTTGCCCGTTTGAAGTTGAACCGAAGTCGTGATCTGCCTGCCGTACATTGTCGCCTCCCTCGTTTTCGCCGCGCGGGTCAATTATTCGATGACGAGGTTGTAGCCCATTCCGCCTTCTTCTCCGTACCATCCCTCGGCTTCGAGTTTGACGAGCGTGAAGGTTCCCGAGCTCATGCCGCCCAATTCCATCGTGTACTGCGTGGCGTTCGTGCGCGTGAATCTGACGGACGTGCCCATTGCGAACACGTTGCAGTTCGGGTCGATGTCTGTTCCCATCAGCGTCGTGGATTCGCCGACCGTTTCAGTCACTTTGAACTTGTTCGTTTCGTTTCCGCGACAGAAAACGTGGCCTTCGTGGAACGTCTTTTTGAGCGTCTCGATCTGCTCCGCCGTGAGCGAAACCATGCCGCCGAGCGAGTCGATGAATGCGTACACGTCGGTCTTTTTGACGTCGCCCGTGCCTCCGCTTCCGGCAGGGCCAGTCGGCCCTGTTTCGCCTTGCATACCCGTCGGCCCCATAGGCCCGGTAGGCCCCGTTTCGCCAGTCGCGCCCATCATGCCAGTCGGGCCTTCGCGTCCGTCCATGCCCGTCGGCCCCATCGGCCCGGTCGGCCCCGTCTGCCCCTCGAGACCGGGCTGGCCGTGCATCAGTTTTCCGACGTAGGATCCGTCTTGGTATATTTCGATGCCGTCGCCGACGTCATTGGCCGTGACGGACGTGCCCATCTGCCCGGTCGGCCCAGTCGCTCCCGTCGCGCCTTCCTGCCCGATCTCGCCAGTAGGCCCCGTCGGCCCAGTCGATCCGTTGTAGATGTGACCGATGAGAGACCCGTCTTGGAACACGTCGAATCCGTCGCCGGACGGCTGTGCGGTGACGCTCGATCCTGTCGGCCCAGTCGGGCCGTCGTAAATGTATGCGACTTCTTCGCCCGCGTCGTTTTTGATGCAGACGTAGCCCTGCCTCTGTTCGGCGTAGACGCCCGCTCCCGTCTGCCCGCGCGGTATGCCGAAATTCAGCACGACGCGGTTCGGCTCCGGCGACGTTTCCCAAACGGTTGGCCCCGTGGATTCCACCGCCTCGCCGACGCCGACGGAAACGTACGCAGGGCCTTGAGGGCCTGTCGGCCCGGTCGGGCCTTGGTACGCGCCGGAGTTGACGGGTGCCCAAATGTTTTCGCCGACGAATTGCGAAAAGACGAAATACCACCCGCTCGTCTCTTGACGCATTTGAACGGCGGTTATTCTGTTGTTCTCGCCTGCCGCGCCAGTTTCTCCCGTCGCACCCGTCGGCCCCGTGGCTCCGCGCAGTTGCGCGATCTGCTGTGGCGTGAGCTGTCCCCATTCGACCGATCCCGTAGCGCCAGTAGGCCCAGTTGGCCCTGTTTCGCCCTGCGGCCCGGTTGGGCCTTGAGGCCCTGTCGCGCCCGTCTCGCCTGTGTCGCCTTTAGGCCCAGTAGGGCCGACAGATCCCGTGGCTCCCATAGGCCCGGTTGCTCCCGTCTCGCCCTGCTGTCCCGTGTATCCGCGCGGAATGTAGAAGTCGTAGTACGGGTTCGCCTTCGTCCCGCGAAGTTTCACGTCTGCTGCGGCTCCGGCTTCGCGCGTGTAAACCGTGCCCGCCTTGAGTTCCGGCATCGGCCCCGTAGCGCCCGTTTCGCCCGTTTCGCCCTTGAGCGCTTCGCGTTGTTCGGGCGTCAATTCTCCCCATTGCACCGCGCCCGTCGGCCCCGTAGGGCCTGTAGCGCCTTGCGGCCCCGTGGCTCCCGTTTCGCCGTCTTCGCCGTCGTTTCCGGGCGATCCCTGCGCGCCCTGCGGCCCCGTGGGGCCTTGCGCGCCGTCCGTTCCGCGCGCTCCCGTGGGGCCTTGCGCGCCCTGTTCGCCTTGAGGCCCCGTCGGCCCCATGAGGCCTCTCGATCCGCTCATGTCCGTGACGAAGACGTACTGCGTCTCTCCCTTGACGAACAGTTTCGCGTTGTCGGGGTCTTCCGGCGTCGACGCGATGATTGCGAATCCTCCGAACGGCACGCCGTCCGTTGCGTGCCCCGCCTGCAGTTCGGCCACGCTGGATCGCTGGATCGAGATTGAGAAAGGCGCGCCGGACGCGCCAGTAGGCCCCGTGTGGCCGACCGCTCCAGTAGCTCCCGTAGGCCCCGTCTCGCCTCTGTCTCCTTTGTCGCCCTTCGGCCCCGTAGGCCCGGTTGCGCCGTCTTCTCCGTCCGCGCCGTCTGCTCCGGGAGCGCCCGTTGCACCCGTGGCTCCAGTAGGCCCTGTCGCACCGTCTTCGCCGTCTTCGCCGTCTTCGCCCGCAGGCCCCGTCGGCCCAGTCGGGCCAGCTGGTATGTCGTGCGCGCTCACGCACGAGGGCTTTACGCGCAACACCCCGGATCCGGCCCAGTACGGCTGGCCGTCTGCGAAGAAGTCGATCTCGTAATGGAACGACCCCGTTTCGACGAACACGCCGGAAGGAACGGTCACCTTCCAGTTGCGCGTACCGTCGACTTTGGAGAAGTTCCAAGTCGCCGCCTGCTCTTCGTCGATTATGAAGGTGAAGGACGCAGACGTGACCGCCGCGTCCACGTCCTTGAGGACGAGGTTGAGCGCGGAGTTGTGCCCCGCGTCGAGTTCCGAAAGCGTCGCCGACGGACGCGCAGTATCCACCATCATGTGCCGTTTGAACATGGTCGTAATCCCTCCCGAATCGCCGTAACGGTCAAACGGCGCGCGCGTCCGTCACGCCGGAGGTTCGTATGCCTTTCCCCAATCGTCCGGGTCGTCGTCGTCGTATTCTCCGATGTCGAATCCGAGCAGGGTTCTGTGCTCGTATTCGACCACGAGGTTGCGCATGGAGATGACGTGGCTTGATTGTGTCATCCCGCACGATTCCGCCTGCGGAGCGTCCGCCTGCGGAAACGGCAACGGCTGGACGGTCGCCTCCCACGTCTCGAGCGTTCTCGGTATCGACGCGAGGTCGGCGTAGAAATTCTTGACGATCTGCTCGCGTTCAGCCGATCCGCTGTTGATTCTCTGCGCCCTCGCTTTCGTCCACTTGCTTCGCGCGTCTTTCACGGCGTCCACGGCCTTGTTGATCTCGTTGTTCAGCTCGCGCTGTTTGTCTCGTATCAGTTTTTGCGCGTGCGCGTTCGGTTCGGATGCCGCCTCATAAGCGGCGTCCATTTGTTCGATTATTTTTGCGTCGCGTGCGTCCGGCTCGAGCCAGTCCATGCGTATGATTTTCTCGACCGCGTCGTTTGCGCTCCTGTCCGTCGGACGGCACGCGTCGAGCGCTTCGGCGAGGCGTTCGTTTCGGAATTCGATGATCGTCTTTCGCGCCGCGTGACGGACGCCGAGTTCCGCCTTTTTGAGGTTTTCCACGGTAGTCGACCATGACGAGTCGATTGACGCGACCTCTTCGCGCTCCTTGTTTCGTGATTTAGTAAGCTCTGTGTTCGCCTTTTCCCACGCCGTTTCGTATTCAGCCACTTTTTTCTCGTTTCGCTCCTTGAACGAGAACGACACGCGCTGGAATCCGATGTCGCAGAGCTCGCGTTGCACCTCTCGCCGTTCCGTCTGCTTGTCGATTGGGTCTCCGAACTTGTCAACGAGGTGCACGTATTCTCCCCAGTACTGCTCTTCGGGATAGGTTCCTTGGTCTTCGTCGAGTTCCCACCGTCCGTCCATGCGCGCGGCCATAACCCAAGTCGCCGCAGACAGGACGAAATCGGCGCGCACCGCCTTGATGCGTCCCGTTTGGTAGCAGTTTGCGACGCTGATCTTGTATTTCACGGAGTCAGCCGTGATTCGCGTGTACGTGTCGTATTGCGTTCGCGGCTTCGGAGGCGTCGCCGCCACCTTGCGGCTTCCGTTCTTTCCGTAGTATGTTGCGTACGCGATGTTTGCGTAGTCGTAACGCCACCACGCGCTGTACGCGGCGAGTCCCGTGTCGTTTGTCCACCCGAGCGTGTCCGTCACGTTGGCGTTTTGGTATTCTCCGAAGTTCGCCTGCTGGTCGGGCCTGTCCATTTCGCTCCCGCCTTCGCTACCGGACTGCGTCTTCCACTTTGACGTTTCATGGAATCCCGAACGTATCGGCAACGCGGCGCTTGTCCACGTCATGGTCATGCGTTCGGCGTCCGCGTACAGGCGCTTGACGTCGTCCTCCAGCAGAAGTTCCGCACGGTGGTTCTCCGGCGCTTCGCGCGTGATTGCGCCTTGCGCGTCCGCAATCCAGAACCCGTGACCTTTGTGGTTTTTGTCGGAAAGGAGAAAGTCGAGGACGTTTGCGGCGTATGCGTCGGCGCTTTCGCCCTCGAAGTCGCACAGTTCCAGCGACGCGTACTTCGTGAATCCGTCGGCGAGGTTTTCCTTGGAGGCGAGTTCCTTGACGTCGATCCGCGCGGAGTCGTATGCGTCCGCTTTCGCGTCTTCGCATTCCGTCTTTATGGCGTACAGGTTTTTCGACGACGTCTTGCGCTCGGATTCCGTCGCCGCGTTCCACGCGTCCGTTATGGCGGAGAGACGCATTTCGTGGTGGAACGCCATTCCGCGCAGGACGAGCTTTTTCTTCTCCTTTGCCCACGCGAGGTGTCTCTTCGCCGTCGAGCAGGCATCCGCGCACGCGGCGTACGCCTCGGCGGCGGCGACCCATTCTTCTTCCGTTTCTGCGGATTCCATTGCCGCCTTGGCCGCGTCTTCGGCCTCTTTGAGCGTGTCGTATGCTTCCTGTTTGGCGTCCACGTCGTCCTGCAGTTCTTTCGTCTTGCGTTCCAAGGCGTCGGCGTACGTCTCGTTTTCTGCCGCCTGCTGTGCGCTGTGCGTTTCAGCGACTTGTGCGAGCGCTTCGGAAAGGCGAGAGTTTTCGGAGATTGCCGCCTGCGCGGCGGCTTCATTCGCCTCTTCGACGGCTTCGTCCCGCTCGGCGTATCGCGCCGCGATCTTTCCGAACGACGGGTACGAGACCATCCCCGCCTGCTTCATCAGCGCGCCGATGCGCTTGTAGTTTTCCCTGTTTCCCATCGTCGGCTCCAATTACCGTCCGCGCGCGTTGTCGAGGTCGCGCTTGGCCTTGTCGTATGCTTCTTCCGCTTCTTCCAGCGCTTTCTTGGCCTCCTTTTCGCGCTCCGCCCAGTCCGCGCTCTTTTGGGATCGTGAGTCCATGATCGCCTTGTACGCCTCCTGCGCGTCTGCGTACGCCCGTTCTGCGTCTTTGTACGCCGCCATTTCGGCTCCGACGCCCTGCACCTCAGCGATGGCGATTTCTGTATTGTCTATCGCATCGTTTAGCGCGTCGACGAGTTCCTGCGAGTACATTTCCGGCGTGCGTCCGTGTATGTACGTGTTGAGGTCGTTTTTGAGTCCTGTAGCCGTCTGTTTGAGCGAGAGTTCATCGTCTTCGTCTCTCGCGTTGTCGATCTTTTCGTCGAGCGACTGCTTCCATTTGTTGTACACGGCCTTCTTGAGCGCCTTCATTTCCGGGTCGCCCTCGTATTTCATGTACTCGTCCATCGCTTCGATCATCTTGTCGGCGATTTCGGACGCGCTCATCTTTTCCGCCATGCGTTTTTGCTCGGCGAGAACTTGGCTTGCGTAATCCCGGAACTTGAAGTCCCACTCCCTGTCGCAGACGAATCGAAATCTCGACTCCATCGGCTCGTCGATTCCGTCAGCGCTCCAAATCCACCCGAGATCAAGCGCGCCTGTCAGTTGTCCGTGCGGGACGTCCACGTCGTTTTCCGTGATTCGCGGAATCGTGTACACCCACGAGCGGAAGTCGGGCATCAATCTTCCCGTCCACGTGAAAGGCCCGCCCGTCCGCTCTATGGCCGCTTCGGCGAGGAACGGCGGATCTTCCGTCTTCATGACGCGCTTCTGCGCGCGCATCGGGAGCTTGCCTTCCTTGCCGTTGTCTTCCACGCGCCGGAGGTCATCGTCGAAGAAGAATTCATAATCGTAGGCCATTTGTTCGCCTCCGCCCGCGTCAGTTGTAGAACGGGATTTTAGAGAGCTGGCTTCTGTTGTCTTGGGTCACGACGTCGTCTTCGAGTTCATAGATCGTGACGCACGTCTTGTCGTCGTCGCTCTGCGCTTCCGTTTGAACGACCGAGAGCGTGAAATCCTCGGCTGGGTGGTCGACGCGGACGACGACTGTCTGCCATTCGTTGACGCACGTGTTTTCCGTTTTCGTGGCCTGCACGCGACCGAGCATCATGCGCTGGTTCGTGACGTACGGCTTCCACGCCGCGTCCTTTTCGATTTCCTTGCCTTCTTCCGTTTCGTATACGATGGCGAACGTCCCGGTCGTGTCGCGCTCTAATTTCACGACGTCGTCCATGATCTGCTGGTTGACGAAGTGCTCTGTCACCGTTCTTTCGCCTTCGCCGGAGTCGTAGGTGTATGTGACGCGGCAGATGGTTCCGACGACGTCGCTCTGCATGGTCTTTCCGAATCCGTCCGTGTCAGCCGACGCCAAGACGCGCGGCCACGGTTTTAAGTGCGCGTAAATCGTCCATTTTTCAACGCGTCTCGCCACGCCCTCGTATTCGCTTTCGTCGCTCGTCGCATGATCGTCATCCACGTCGGCGATGGCGTACCAGTCGCCTATGATTTCGCCATCCGCGTCTTTCGCGTTGTCGTTTTTCGCCATGTACAGGTCGTCGGCGTTGAGGATCGCCGATCCCGTCGGCACGAAAATCTGCCATTCTCCGAGCGTGTCGTCTTCCTCGCTCCAAGGGAACCACCTAATCGTCCACGGCTTGACCGCTTCTTCGTCGGCGAACACGTTCGTGCGCGGCGATTCCGTGGCCGCGTTGATGGTAGTCCCGAAGCCGGAGCGGGATATGCGCTGGCCGACGGACGGCTTGACCTGCGACTGCTTGATGATCTTGACGAGCGTGCGACCAAACGCCACAGTTATCGGCTGGTCGGGGTTCGGCGGTTTTGGCGCGTACTGCATGGCGGCATCCCCCTTACGCTATTCCAGCTTTCCGTCGTAGATCCACGTGTGGTTCAGGTCGTTTGTGCACACCCATTCTTCGGTGCGCGTCCACGTCGTGTCGGCGTTCATCTGCCATTGGTCGACGGATTTGAACCAGCGGTACTTATCGGAGTCGGTGTACCCCTTGATTTTCACCGGGGGGTCGCAGAACTGCCCGATGGTTTCGTCGTCGTCGCAGATCTCGAACGTCGCCCCCTTTTCGATGGCGTGCGTGTCGGGGTCGAATTTGACGCCTTTCGGGCGGACGTAGTTGCTGACCTTTTGGATCACGGGGAGGTAGAGGTTGAAGCTGTCTATGCCAGCCGTCTTGGCCGCGCAGTATTTTTTCGCGCCGACGCTGTTTACCTTCAGCTCCTTTCCGACCGCGCTTCCGCGTTCGTCGAAGTTGAAATAATAGAACGTCGGGTCGTTGTTCTCGTCCCACTTGGTGCGCGCCGCCTCGTTTGTCATGTTCCACTTGCGTATCTGCTTCTGTGCGTTCTTCGAGTCCGCGTCGAGCTTCGCTGGCATGAGTAGGTAGTGCGTCTCGAGGGACTTCTGAACCTCGCGCATCTCGATGTTGTACGTGACGGCGAACTCTTTGTCGACGCCGTTTGGCGCGTGGACGAGCTGTGCCGTTATGACGCCGACGAGCGCGTCGCGCCTGCTCTTCTCGAGGTCGATGATGTAGTAGTGCGACGCGTCCGGGAGGTCTTCCGCTTTGACGAGCCAGTCCGTTGCGCGCTGTCCGACGTACGCGCCCTCTCCCTTGATGTCTTCCCAACGGGCGACCATCGTTATGGTGACGTACCTGCGGTCGTCGTATTTGATCGACAGTTCCGGCTGAGCGAACATTTCGCCTTCGGCCAGCTTTCCGTAGTAGATCGGCTCTTTCGTTGCCATGTCGCGTTCCTCTCTCTTTCGCAATTGCCGAAGAGGTCAAACGCGCAAGGCCGCGTCAGCGAGACCAGCGGACGGTTCCGGCGCGCCTGCCGCCTTCCGGGTTCTGCTTCGTCATGGCCGACAGCATCTGCCGCGTGATTCCGACGAGCGACTTCGTGTTTTCCGCCGTCTTCGTGCCCCACGAGGACACGTTTCCGCCGAGGCCCATCTGCGTGAGTCGGTTTTGCGGCTTCAGCTTCTCGCGGTACGCGAGTTCCTTTTCGTCGCCCTCGTATTTCATGTCGGCGATTGCCGAGCGCGCGCTTTCGATGCGGATCCGGCTTTCGTCGCGCGTGCGCTTGAGGACTGCCAGCTCTTCGACGCCGATTTTCGCGCCGTTGGCGACTTGGATGATGCGCTTCGCGGCCTCGTCCATCGGGTTCGCGTTGACGCGCGCCTCGTATTCCGCGCGCTGTTGGCGCGTGAGGTTCAGCTTCCCGCCGTTCTCCTGCGCACGGATGAGGACGTCGCTGTCGGCGTACTCGCGCCGTCCGCGAGCGAGTTGCTCATGCTCGATGGCCATGCGGCCTTCGTAGCTCGCGCGCTTGCGGCGCTGGTCGCGTTCGAATTCCTCGTCTGCCATTTTGTACTGATGCGTGCGTTGCTCGTTTTCCATCTTGACGTCGCGACGCCGCAGATCGTCTTGGGCGAGGCGTCCTCGAGCCCCGGTCATGTAGTCGTATGCTTCCTGTCTCTGCCGCTCCGCTTGGTACTGCTCGTCCCGCGTCATCTTCGGGCCGCGACCTTCGTTTGACGCGCGTATCTTTTCGTCGAGATCGTTGTAGATGCGGCTGTACTCCGCCTGCATCCGCTCGTCCATCGCGCGCCGTCCCTCGTCCGTTTCAGCGTTGTACTTCGCTTCGCGCTCGTAATCCTTGCGCTCCTTTTCGACGGCGTGCAGGCGATCCTCTTCCGCGCGTCGCAGTTCGCGCTCGAGCGCCTTCTGCGCGGACTGCGCGGCGAAGCGCTGGGATCGTGCGGCGTTTCTGTAGTTGATCGCGTTGGACAGGCGCTGGGCGTCCACGTCGCTCATTTCCTTGTAGTACTTCGCTTCGATTTCGGCGATGCGGTCTTGCACCTTCATCTGCTCTTCCAGCAGGGCGCGCTGTTCGCTTTCGCCCATGCTCCCGGACTGGAACTTTGCCGTTATGTCGGCGTCCTTTTTGTTCAGCTCGGCGAGGGTCTTCGTGGTGTCTTTAACCTTCTGCATTTCGACCGTTATGGACGCGATCTCTTCGGCGAGCTTCGCCTTTTCCTCTTCAGTGGCGCTCCCGGAGGACATCGCCTTTTCGGCTTCCTGTTTTTTCCAGTAGAGTCTGTTGTATTCGTCGTCTGCGGCTTTGCCGATTTTGTCCGCGTACTTCGCGCGGATTTCCTTGACGGTCGCGTCTTCGTCGTTTTCTTCAGTCTGCCAGCGCGCAACTTCCTTTTTGGCGTCTTCTGCCTTCATCGCGTATCCGGCTTCCTCGTTTGCCTGCTCGCGGGCGTATTGGCGCTGTTGCTCGTTTATGTCGTATTCCTCGCGCGCGATCTGCTCGTCGCGGTTGTACTTGGCCATGCGCATGGAGCGCGCCTGCTCGACGCGGGCGAGTCGGTTTTCCTCGTCCGTCGCCTTTTTCTGCGCGTCCACGGTTCTGCGGCGCTCTTCGATGGTCTTGCGCTCTTCCGCGAGGACGTCGAGCTGTCCCTTCGTCAGTTTCTCGCCGCCGACGATCACGCCTTCGAGCGCCTTGATTGTCTGCGCAGCAGATTCGATGGCCTTGTTGTTCTCGTCCGCCTTTTCCGTGAGTTGTTTGAGACCTTTCTCGCCCGCGTTCAGCCCCCATTGGCTCGCCGCTTCTCCGAAGTACCCGAAGTCTGCGTATTGGTTTTGTGCGTCCGTTATCTGCTTCCCGAGTTCCTGCGCTTTTGCGAGCGCCTCTTTAGCGGCTTTGAGCTTGTCTTCTGCGTTTTTCGTTTCGACGGCGTTTCGTCTCGCTTCCACGTCCAGCGCCTGCGTCTGCTCTTCGTAGTTCGATTGGTCGTCCGCCTCTTTGGCGTTCTGCTCGGCGTAGAATCTCTCGTTTGCGCTGACGGCGCTCATCGCGGCGCGCGTCTTCATGAGGTCGCGTTGCGCCTTTTCCGTCGCCCGTACGGCGTCCGCCTGCTCCTTTTCGATCTCCAGCTCCTTTTTCGCCATCTCCGCGTTTCGGTCGTATATCTCCATGCGCTTTGCGAGGATCGAATTCGCAGATTCCGTCGCCTGCCCGAGCGCTTCGATTTGGTTCAGTTCTGTTTCGACCTTGCGCTCGATGCCGCTCCAATAGAAAAAGAGCGCCTTGGAGAATTCGACGATTTTCGAGAATCCCTCGATGGCAAGCCCGATGGCCGTCGCCTTGAGCATATTCTTGAGCGCCGTACCTGTAATGCGCGCGCCCGCCGCCAAACGGAAGAGCGAGGTTATGAGGCCGTTCACGTCGCCGTTGACGATCTGCGTCGGGATTTCGTTGGGGTCGAAACCTCGCCGAAGCGATTCCCCTGCGGAGTCCACGTTCTGCCGGAGGTTCGAGACGCTTTTGTCGATGTCTTGGAGGACGGGGCCGAACTTCTCCATTTCCTTGGCGCTCATGCCCTGCATCGACTTGCGGAGCTTGTCGTTTTCCTCGTTGATTTTTGCGAGGGACTGCGCGTTCAGCTCCCCGGACAGGAGTTCCTTCATGCGCGAGAGGTGTCCGTTCGCCTCTTTCGCCTTCGACGGGTCGACGTTCTTGAGCGCCGCCGACATCCGCGTTATGCCTTCCTCGAGTCCGCGCGCGCTCTTGATCTTTTCGATGCGCTCGTTGAGGAGTTCCATCTTGTCGATGCCCGTGGCTTCGACCGAGAGCTTGATCTTGAGAGCGTCTTGGACGGCGTCGCTGAATTCCTCGTATGCCGCGCCGACCTTTTTGATTTCCTTGTTGATGCGGACGAGTCCGTCCGGCTTGATGTTTTCCGTCTGCGTCAGCAGTTTGCCGAGGAACCCGGCGAGGCCCTTCATCGTCGATTCGTCGAACACCGTTCCGTCCACGGTTCCGCCTTCGACCGCCTTTCGGAATCCGTCGAGCGTCTGCTGGATTTCGTTTCCGACCGCTGTGCCGAATTGCCCGGCCTTCGCCGAGAGTTCGTCGATTGCGTTCACGAGGCCCTGCGTGGTCGCTTCCACGCGCATGATTGCGGGCGGCTTGTTCGCGCGTTCCTTGACGGCGTCCACCGCGTCCTCGGCGTCTTCCGCGTCCGCGTCAACACCGAGAGTTACTTTGTTGTCGCCCGTTTTTGCAGGCAAGTCGACAGGGCCGATGACGGCGTTCACTTCCACGCCTTCTTCGGCGCGTGCGACGAACGCGTCGAATTCCGCCGTGTCGAGCTTCACGCGGCTTTGTACGACGACCTCTTCATTCGGTGCGTCCGTGGCCGTGCGCTCCACCTTTTGCGTGGTCGGGGATGGATCGGGGAGTTCGTTGGCCGCTCGGCGTTCGACATCTTGCGTGGTCGGCGTGGGCGCGGGTACGTCCGTGGCCGTGCGCTCCACCTTTTGCGTGGTCGGGGATGGATCGGGGAGTTCGTTTGCCGCTCGGCGTTCGACATCTTGCGTGGTCGGCGTGGGCGCGGGTACGTCCGTGGCCGTGCGTTCCACCTCTTGCGTGGTCGTGGCGGGCGATGGTGCGTCCGTTGCCGTCCGCACCACCTCTTGGGACGCCTTGTCAGGGTCTTCCGGGCCTTCCGCCGTGCGTTCGACCACCTGTTTGGCCTTCGGCAAGTCCGCCACGTCTCTTTCTTGCGCCCCGTTGTACGTCTTCGGCGCAACGGTTGCGCCACGCCCCTCCACGTTTTGACCGATTTCGGCCTTCACGGGCGTCACGACGGCCTTTTCGGCCTCCGCCTTGACGGCGTCCACCGCCGCCTCCGCCTTCGACGCGTCCGCTTCCACTTCGATTTTCGCCTTCGCCGGAGCCGTTGCCTTCGTCGCCTGCGCGCGCGCGTCTGCCGCCTTTGCGATGAACGCTTCGACGGTCGCGGCGAGCGCTTCCGTTTCCGCCTTCACGGACGCGAGGTCTGTTTCTTCCGTCATGGCGATCTCGGCGTTTAGGTCTGCCCACCCGGTGACGACCTCGTCCAAGTCCAGCCGCGAAGCGTCCGCGAGAGCGCGCGAAATTCGGCCCACGGACGCGCCCATGCCATCCAGCGCGTCTTTTCCCGTCGCCGCCTTGGAGAGGTTTCTCGCGGCGTCTCGCGCGGCCACGGCGGCGTCCACGACGTCCGCCTTCTGCTTTTCTCCGACGATTTCGACGGGCTTGTCGTCACCCGTTCTCTTGACGGCGATCTTGACCTCCTGCGTGTACGACTTCGCCTTGTCAGCCGCCTCGATCTTTTTCTTGGCGTCCGCGTCGTCGACGACGACCTTCGCCTTCACGGCGACGGCCTTGTCCGCCTCTTTGGCCGCTTCGCCGAGATTCCTCATGGCCTTTTCGGCTTTCTGCGCGGACTTTGTTGCCGCGTCGACGCCGCTGGTGTCGGCGTCCATCCCGATGTGGAACTTGATTTCGTGTTTTTTGGCCATGCCGTCACCCCCTCATGGCGCGCATCCGTTCGATCACGCGCTTCTCGAAATAGTCCATCACGCTCTCGCCGCCGTTCCTTTGTCTCGCGCACGCGATGATGGCTCCCGCGCGGCAGAGCGGCGTTTCCAGCGCCTGCTCCAAATCAATCGAATGCTCGGCGGCGATGCACTCGGCGATTTCCAGAGGCCATCCGAACCCGCGTTCGATGCCGAGGTTGATTTCGTTTTTTTCCGTCTTTCCGGCGACGAAGGACGCGAACCCCTCTTCCACGAGGGCGTTCACGACCGGGAACGCCTTGTCTTCCGTCACGGCGTTGTCCTTGAGCCATCGCGCCATCGCGCGCGCCCCGTTTCCGTTGACGGCCTTCGCGCATCCCCTGCCGTCGAGGGACATCACCCACGCCGCGAGGAGCGCCTGCTCCCTCGGTATTCGGCGGGACAATTCCACGCCAAGCGCCTCGAGCGCCGCCGCGTGGTAGATGGTCGTCGGCCCGATCTCGGTTCTGCCGAGCCGGGCCGACGACGGGAAGACCGCCGATATGGTCTCGATGGGCAACATCGGCGCGCCTTCCGATCATCACTCGGACGCCTGGTCGATGGCCGGGTATTCGCGCAGGGTCGAGCTCACCTTCGTGATGTCCTCGTTGGAGTACGTCACGTTGATGGACTCGAGACGCCACACGACGTTCGTGGGCAGGGCTTCGATGCCCGTGAGAGAGCAGGACTGGCCCTTTTCGATGGCGCTGATGTCCACCGTGGTCGCGGACATCGTGGAGCCGGACGGATCCATCGAGGTCGAGAGGGCGATGAAACCGTCGACGCTGATCTGCCGATATGTGTACGGCGAGGCGAGGGTCACGACCTGTCCGTTCGCGCCCTTGTACTCGTTGAGTTCTCCCTCTTTGGACATGGAGATGCTCGTTGGGATGATCGTGACGTTCGTGCCGATGGTGATCTGCGCGGTAGCGGTGTCGGCGATGCCGAACGCGGGCTTGATACCATAGGCCGTGTTGTGCTTGTATGCCATTTTATTGCCTTTCTTTGTTCTGTTTCGTTACCCGCGAAGCGAACACTCGCCCGCGAAATTCATGCGCATCACGTTGATGCCGTCCACGTCGTCCCGGTTCATCCCCGAAAAACGGAGAGGCCCGTTGACGGTTTCCCAAAGCGACCAGTGCAGGCACGTCGCCAAATGCTCGGCTGCGTTCTGCGCCGTCAGCCCTTCGCTCTCGCTTCGGTTGAGCGACGGGTTCTCGAGGATTCGGATTTCGATGGCGACCGTACCCGTCAGCACCGCGCCGGAATCTCCGCGCCTGTCGAAGCCCGTCACTGCGACGACGATCTGCAGTCCCGACTCGGCGAGGCCGAGTTCGATTTCAGTTCGTATGTCCGCATTGTCTTCGACGATGACGGCCATTTTCCCCGACTCGCGCAGATACTCGTCTTCGCGTATGCCTTCGGCGATCTCTTCAGCCACGTGTCTCAGCGTCATTCGCATGGTTTCATTCTTTCCAAGTTCGCCGCGTCAGTCATTCCGCGCGGAATTCGCCGATTTCGCCCCCGTCGCCTCTTCCAGCGCGCGTAGGTTCGATTCGATTCGCATTCTGTCTTCTACGTTTTCGGCTCGCGCCAACGCCTCGCGCTCCGCTTTGACGGCCTCCCCGGCGACGCCGAGCTTCAGCAGGGCGTTTGCGAGCGTTTCCCACGGCCACGGGCCGTAATCGCGCGTGTTGGTTTGGTATTCCGTGTTTCGGTTTTCGGTCATGAGGCACAGGCGTCCGGCGAGGACGACGCCCTGCCAGCGCTCTTGGCTTGTGAGCAAGTCCATCATCTCGCAGGCGGGCGTGCGGTACGTCGGGTCGAGGCAGATCGCGCGCCACAGCCACAGCTCCATGCCGTCCAAGTCGCCGCGTTCGCCGTGGCAACGTGCGACCATGTACAGGGCGTCCGCCTTCTGCGGCGTCCATCGGCTCTTCGGGTTGTCGACGAAATCCAAGAGGACGCTCTCTGCTTTGGCGTAATCCTTGCGCGCCCAAAGTTCGCGCCCGTAGATGAATTGGCAATGAGGAGACGTCGGGTGTTCGTCGAGCGCGAGTTCCATGAGGTCGCCGTAGTATGAGCGCCCCTTTTCGGGATCGGGGTGGTGTTCGAGGACGAGATGGCCGTAGAGGTTGCAGTATCCGTTCTCTGCGATGCCCTCGAGGTATTCGTGGACGGGGTATTTCCATCGGCCTTTCCCGGCTCGGTGTATTTTGTTGTAGGTGAATCCGATGTCGGCCCCGTCCGCCTTCGTGGCGATCATCCATTTGTATCGGTAGAGCACGACGTCCGCCTTCGTGTCGGCGACCGCCTTCTCGAGGATTTCGCGCCACCCGTCGTCGGCGAACTTTTCGTCGAGATCCGTGCAGACGAACCAGTCGGCGTCCGGGTGAATCGCGCGCGCGTAATCGAGCGACGCGTTGCGCGCCACGTCGAAACGCCACGGCTCGATCTTCGCGCACGAGACGTCGGCTCCGCGCTCGCGGAGTTTTTCTGCGGTTCCGTCCGTAGATCCCGTGTCGAGGACGACGACGGCGTCCGCCTTGCCCATCGAATCCATCCATGCGTCCACGAACTTCGCCTCGTTTTTGGCGATGGCGTACACCACGATTTTCACGTTGCGTTCTCCTTTTTTAGGTTGTCGGTCTTTGTTTCGGTCAAAACTGGAACAGGACGTCGTCGAACGCCTGAGACGCCCACGCGCCGAATCGCTCGCGCGTCGGAAGGAGACCCTCGTCTTTCGGGAGGACGGTCTTCTTCACGAGAAGGTAGAGCGGGCGGAGCTTTCCTCCGTCGTTTTCCGCGAGGACGCGTCCGGCCCGGAAGATGGAGTGCCCTTCGCGTCGCAGTTCTCCGGCGCGCCGTGCGTACGAGATTTTGTCGATTGGGATCGTGAGCGCCTTCGCGCGCTTAGGTCGTATGGTCACGGGGCCGAAGGCGCGGACGAGAGACGGCGTGTTTCCGATAACCACGTCGACGCCGTTCTCGGTTGCGTTGCGCACCTCGGTGAAACCCTCGCCGCCGTCGGGACGCCTTTTCGATCCGGCTCGCATCTGCCCGCGTCCGGGCGCGAACTCGAGGAACCCGGTGTGCATCGCGCCGAGTCTGTCTGCCGTCTTGTGGCGCGCCGTCGACGCCTCGGCCACGTGGTCGGCGAGGCGCTCCCGGCAGAACACGCCGACCTTGCGCACCACGGATCGTATGCGGGCGGTCGAGAGCACGCCTTCCAGCTCTTTCTTGAGCTGGACGGCTCCCTGCGCGCGAATTTCAACGGTGACGGCCATGAAATGGCCGCGCGGGTCAAACGAACGGGATTGCGCCATCGTCTCCGGCGTGGTATTTTGTGCGTGGTTTACCCGCTCGGCACATTGCGTGGAGGTACTGACAATGGAAAACGTTGAACCTGTCGATTATTCGTCCGTCGAAGAACTTGACGCGAAGCTGAACGAGCTTGGCGCGTGCCGATTCCAGTTGCAGGACGGGACGTCATACGGCGTCGAGCGCCGCGAGGACGGACTCGTTTGGGTCTACGAGGAAATCGAATCCGACGAATGGCGTGAAGAATCTTTCCCGTCTTTCGGTCAGGCCGTGTCGCTTTTCTTGGTCGGCGGGAAGTCCCTCATGGAGCTTTCGGGCGGCGTCGTGTTGCCGCCGTTCACGATCCGCTGACGTCGCTTTCCGTCTCGGTTCCGTCCGACGCCGATTCCGCATCCGGGACTGCCGAGCAGGCGAGTCGTATGCGGTCGCTGAACTCTTGGTCATCCGTTCGAAGGAACAGGTTGAACACCTGCGCGACGCGTCCTTTCTTCGTCGCCCTGTCCCACGGCTCGTATGGTTCTTTCCCGTCTTGCGGATCGTAGAACACAGTCTTGCCGTTTTCCTGCCGGGCGCGGAATGCGTGAGCTCCGCCGTCCCGCCACGAGATGCCGATCTCGCAACGCGCGCCGTCGCCCCATTCGGCCATCTTGTCCACGATGTCCTGTCGGCTCTTCCACGGCATGGCCTTGTCCGGCTCCTTGTAAAGCGGGAACATATAGCGCTTCGTCCCGTACTTGAGCCCGCGCCATATCACGTCCGCGTTCTTCGCCGTTCCGTTCGGGTTGACCTCACAAGGCAACGCCTCGACCTTCCATCCGCGCGCACGCGCTTCGTCCGCGCCGACGCACCGCTGGCAGTTGCTGTGGAATCGGGCGCCTTGGTTCGGCTTGGAGTAGTTCGGGTTCGTCTTCTCCATCGGCAGATCCTCTTTCGAGTGCTTCGCGCCGATGACGGACATGGCCGTCGCCGTTTTCTTCTCGAGGTCTGTGACGGGCTTCCACGCCGACTTTGCGTCCGCCTTCGCGGCGAGCTCCCATTCCCGGATCGCCCGCGCGGCGGCGGCGGCGCTTTCTGCGACGGCCACGGCCCTGCGCTTCGACGATTCCGCGAGCTTGCGGCAGGCGTCCACGCTCCCGGTGTCGACGGACGTCTTGAAAATGACGCGGGAGAGCTTCGCGGACTTTTCGGCGGATTCGAGCCGCGCGACCGCCTCTTCGGCTACGGTGTCGTCCGCCGTCGCGCCTTCCCAGCGCGCTTTCGCCTCGTCGAGCAGTTTTCTCGCCTTCGCCGCCGGATCTGCGAACGCCGCTTTCAGCGCATCGTCCACTTCGTCGGCGAGATCTGCGATTTCGTTGTCCGCGAACACTTCGATGGCGAGGCGGGAGTCCTTTTCCGCTTCGCCGAACGCGTCTGCCATCGCCTTGGCGTCTTCAGCTTCCTTTGCTGCGCGCCGCGCGACGCTTTCCGCCGCCATCACCATCAGCTTCATCTTGCCGTCGAACCGACCCTGCGCGTTTTCGTCTTGCGGGTTCTCGGCCTTGTCCACGGCCTGCGCGTAGCCGACGAGCCGCTCCGCCTCGCCGCGCACGGTTTTCGCGCCTTCGCGCAACGCCTCGAGCGCACCGCGCATCCGTCCGAGCGCCGCTTCGACTTCCGCGTCTTCTATCCCCTTCGCCAACGATTCCGCAGTCTTTGCGTCCGCTTCCGCCTTGCGCACCAGACCGTCCGCCGCTTCGGCGGAGGCGTCCACGGACGCTCTCGCCTCTCCTATCTTGGAGAGGGCTTCCGTCTTCGATGACAAGTCCGGCGCGAACGCGGCGGCTTCCGTCGGGATCGCGGTCGTTTCCTCCGGGGGCGTTTCAGCAGTTGGAGCTTCAGCCGACGCCCGCCCTTCGCTAGAAACCTCCGGCTCCGGCTGGAGTTTGTACGGCGTTTGCGTTCCCGGCTCGAAATCGCGGCGGTCGCCGTCGCCGTAGAGGCGCTTTTTGAGTTCGCGCAGTTTCGCCTTTTCCTCTTCCGTGTATTCGTCGCGGAGCATTTTCTTGCCGGACGCCTTTGCCTTCGCGGCCACCTCGCGCCCGAAATCCTCGAGGCCGTCGGGCTTCCCCTCCTGTTTGCACATGGCCTTCCACTCGCACCCGTCGACGTTCACCCACGCCATGCCGCTACCGAACGCGAACGGCGGGTACGGAGATCCGAGCGCGTCGTCGTATCCGCCGACGCCGTCGCCGACGGCCTGCCAAATCGGGGAGTTCTTTAGGGCGACCATGCGCCGCTTGAGAGCGCCAGCCCATCCGACGGATTCGCCCGCCGCCTTCCACCGTGCGGCCCAGTCGCCCCTCGGTTTTTTGCGAGCCCCGGTGCGCGTGAGCTTCCACGCCGGGAGGGCCATGAGGACGTCGGGGTCTTCCTCGCCAACGGCCATCTGCCCCATCGACCGCGCCTGCTTGACGTTGGTGTCGATGATGAGCTGGATGCGTCGTGAGGACGAGAGGTCTGTCGTAGATCCGGGCGTCGCGGGAGGAGTACGTCCGTCACCGAACCCGGTTTGCGGCGTGTATCCGAGCTGGTGGAGGACTCCTTGGAGCTTCGCCTCGGCCACGGACGGGATGACGCGTCGGCTCGCCACGTCAGCGAGCGTCCGCTTCACCATGTCGAGGTATGCGCGCGAAGTCGTCCGCGCGGAGAAGAGCGCCTGTTGCTTGATTCGCTCGTCCCATTCCGATCCGATGGCACGCGAGGACAGTTCCGTCGGCCTCGGCTGGAGCCGGACGAGACGCTTTTCGCTCGCGCTTTCGGGCTTTTGTGCCTGCGGCATTCCCTTTCCCCTCCCGTTTCGGTTCAGTGAGCCGTCATATTTTTTCGTTGAGGAGTTTCTTTCGCGGCTCGCCGAATTCCGGCCCCGCGAGGTGGCTTTCGTCTTCCGACTCGTCGAAACTTTCGGGCGTCACCTCGCCGTTGGCCACCGCCTTGAACAGATCGAGCGCCTGCTGTCGCGCGTCCTTTCGCGGTTCCTTGATCTCGACGGGCATACGCTTCAGCACGTCGAAGGCGGCGTAGTCCATCGCCGGGGATATGAGCGATTCGGGGATGTCGTAGCTCGCCGCCGACATCCGCACCTGTTTGTTTTTTCGGACGTACCCGCGCACCATCGCCGCCGTGCGCTTGAGGAGGTCTTCGACCGGGTCTGCCCCCGACGCGAAGTCGGGAGACGTCCTGTACGCCTCCAGCTCCTTTTGGGAGAGCGTGGCGGCGATGTCCTGCAGTGTCGGGGTTCTCCATGCCATGTCAGTTAGCTCCTTTGTTCGCGGAGGCCGTCGCCCCCGTCCGTTGCATCACGTCGATCTTGTCCTCGAGGGCCTTGACGCGTTGGCGCTGTTGCACCAGCTCTTCCATGACCGCCGGGGGGACGCGCCAATGGTCGACCTTTCCCTCGGCGTTCGTCACGGCGTAAAC